AGACAAAACTATGAATGGAGTTGTGGTAGTACTGCTATGAATATGGTTTTAGCATATTTTGGAAATGATGTAAATGAAAAGGAAATTATGGATATTGCTGGTTCTAATTCAGAAATAGGAACGCCGATAGAGGGATTGAAAAAAGTTGCTAAAAAATATAATATAAAGTTTGAAGAAGGACATTTTAATATAGGTAAATTAAAAGAATTTATAGATAATGGTTGGCCTATTTTACTTATGATACAAGCCTGGACAAAATCTGATAATCCAAATTGGAAAAATGAATGGGATCAAGGTCATTATACCGTTTGCATAGGATATGATGAAAAAAGATTATATTTTGCAGATCCAATTTCTATAAAACGAGTATTTTTATCTTATAGTGGATTGAATTCAAGATGGCATGGATGGGATGATAATGGTAAAAAGATACAAAAATGGGGTATGGTATTCATGGAAAAATCTAAATATGATTATGATGATGTTGAGGAAATGGGATAATGAAAATAAATTTACAAATTAATAAAAATATTATAAATATATAAAAAGAACATTGTTTAAATATTTCTTATTTTAAAAGGAGGTAAATGTCATATGGCAAATGTAGCAGAACTTAAAAGCGGATTGCTTCTTATCAAAGCGACTGTTGATGCTCTTTTGGTTCAGTTAGAAAGTGAACCACAGAGTGCAAGTGACGAAATCAAAGAAGCTCTTAAAAACATTCCAGACTGGCTTTCAGGTAAATCACTTGAAGGTGCATAATAAGATTTCCCCAGTGAGAATATAATTCTCACTGGGTAATTTTTATTTAATTAGGACTAGAGAAATGCGTTTAAATAATTACATTATAGAAAACTCGGAAAATATTATAAAGATTATAATTCTTACTAGTCATAAAGATGGTGGTGATGAAGAAGAAGGATTATTCAAAACAGCCAAAATTATAAAAAATACTTGTAAAAAAAGAAATATACCTTATTATATTGTATTTGCTGAAAATGCGTATATTGATAGAGATGATGATAATAACATTTTCATTCATAATGTCAATGACAAAAAAGGATTTCAAATTCATAAAAGTAATACTGTTTGTTTAGTAAGAGGCAGTATTATGCGTTTAAAATCTAGTCTTGATTTATTATCACAACTTGAAAAAAATGATATTTTCTGTGTCAACAATAGACAAACAATAGAAGAATGTTCTGATAAGTATAGAACAATTTTAAAGATTGCCGATGTAGGTGTTCCGGCTCCAAAAACAGCACTAGTAACTGATATTCGTGGTCTTGAAAATGCATTTGAAAGAATAGGAGGAAAATTTCCATGTGTTTTGAAAACACTTACTGGCTCTAAAGGTATTGGTGTATTTCAAGCAGATAGTTGGGAAGGAATGAAAAGTACCCTACAAACAATATGGAAAATCAATCCGGATACAGAGGTTATTTTACAAGAATTTATTAATGCTGACTATGATATGAGAATTCATGTTTTAGGAAATAAAGTAATAGCAGCAATGAAAAGATTTAAAATCAAAAAAGATTTTCGTTCAAATTATTCATTAGGCGGAAAAGTAGAAAAAACCACACTTACTGAAGAACAAGAAGATATTGCTATTTTAGCAGCCAAAGCCGTGGGTGCTATATGGGCTGGCGTTGATATGATGGAAGACAATGAAGGTAATTTATATGTTATAGAAGTAAATTCAAGTCCTGGTACAGAAGGAATAATGAAGGCTACTGGAAAACCTATTGTTGATATGGTTCTTGATTATATTTTAGATAAAGATCATTGGAGAATAAAACCTATAGAGTGCGGATATATAGAAAATATAAATATTGAATTATTAGGTAATTATGATGCTAAAATGGATACAGGAAATAGTTCATATTGTGTAATTCACGCCGATAAATGGTCAATTAAAGATGATTATGTAACATGGATACATAATGGAAAATCATATGAACATAAATTAGAAACTATTAAAAATTTTAAACGTGGCGGTTTGCAAAATAAATTTGAAGAAAGGCCAGTCATACTATTAGACGTAACTTTCAATGGAACACTTTATAAAGATATTAAATTCGCAATCTCAAATAGAGATGGTTTAACACAAATATTAATGAACAGAACTTTTATCAAAATGGCTGGTCTTATTATAAATCCTGCTAGAAAATATGTTGTATCAATTAAAGGTGGAGAAGATATTAAAAAGGGGGATCAAATAAATTTTAATGATACAACCAATACTTTTTAAGCAAGGAATAAATCAGGCAATTTCTGGTTTATATACTGCATTATACACTACTGCTACTATTGATGAAGAAGATTATATAAAAATTAAACAACTTTATAATGAACTTCTAGAATTTAGAAAAAACACAAATTTTAAATATTTTACTTAATTTTCTCAACACAAATTACCTTATCTTTCAAATACATATCAAGTATTGGTTCGACATCTTCCCAATTCAACTCACCATTCATACATCCAGGTTTAGTAATTATAACCGTTTCCCACTTATTCCTATCTATCATACTTCTTAATAATCTAGCAGATAATTCAATAATTAATAATTCTGCTTTTAATGCCCAACCAGGAACTCTATCTCCTAACTTAAATCTTTTTTTCATGTGCCCTACTAATTTATTTTCAGTCAAATTATCATATATTAAAGAGATTCGTTTTACTGGAAATGATACTATATTAGTTTTTCCATACTTATGTATAATACCTGGCACATTACCATATTCTTCTATATGATATCCTAGTGCCAAATCAATATCTTTAAAACGATTTTTAGCCTCAAGTGCACAACCTCTACCCATAACAGCCCTTCCGCTACTTTTTACAAAGCCATTTGAAGTAATACATATAACATCAGCAATGCCCAAATAGTCCCACATATTTTTTTCAATTACTTCCATTTACTTATTCCTTTATTCATCATATATTATTAATTAATTTTTGCTTCAATATCTCTAATATTATTAACCTCATCATATAAATCCCAATTTTTAGATCTCAATATTCTAAGTGCCATTATTATAGTTTTTATTTTTTCATTATAAAGTATTCTTTCAGGATGTTCTTTTGGGAATGTACCGTTAAGTAATTCTAAATCCTTATATAATTCTAAAATTCTTAATGCATCTTCTTTAGTCATTACCATACTCCTAATATATCATTTATTTCATCTTTAAATTTACTAATTGGAACCATACATACCTTTCTTTTAATTATACTACAATCAGTCATAACTGCTTCATTATCATTTGTCAAAAATTCACTTGTACAAGAATATCTAATTTTGACTCCTTGATGTTGCCAAAAATCCTGACATAAATTAGAATCAGCACATATAAATTTCATTTATTCCCTACCAACTCAAGTAATAACATATCCTGCTCATCATTAATAGAATCTTACAATTCATATACTTTCAAACAAACAGGACAATTACCATTTTCTCCTATTCCACCATTACAAGAATTATTACCACATCTAGAGCATTCAATATACCAGGAATCACATCTATCACACCATTTTATTTTCAATTCTCTTCTCATTTAAAAAAAGTTCCTAATGTAGATATTGTATCATCTATCAAATCTTGTTTTTCCATTGGTTTTAAAATAGTTTTTATTTTTCCTATAAATTGTTTTTCTATCATTTTTGTTATATCGACCTGTATAACTTTATCAAACTCTTTAGGCCACCTGTTAAATGACATTACATCATATCCAAATTGATTTTTCTTTAAATATACAACTTTAACCTTAGCACCTGTTTCAATTTCCTCATATTGATTTTCAAGTTTAAGATTTTTCAATAATGCTCTATAATTTGCAACACCTTTTACATGCATTGGTGTTCCTTTAGCACATTTATTATTCTCATCAATATATTTATCAAGATCATGAATACCAATATTTACTGCAATCTCCTCTGGTATTATTTTAGATAACTCCTTTTTATTCTTTATAATTCTATCTCTAATATCTTTATCAGAATTATTTTTTAAAATCATTTCCATTAAATCTCGTAACATAGGTCTTACAGATTCTGGTGTTTCTGATCTTATAATTTCAAGTCCAGTAGTTTTTATTTTATCTACTGGGGCGCCTTCTTCATTAACATGCCATAATGAATATTTCTTTTTCTTTACAAATAAAGCAGATTTAGCAATGACCTCTTGTTTAAACTTTATTCTAAAATCAGTAACCGGTGAATTATATGCTTTTCTTTGTATATCACGGTACGCCTTATCATTTAAATAATTTTCAATATATTTTGTTATATTCAAAATATGAGTAATAATAACATCATCTGTAAATCCTCTCCAATCTTTCCCTATAAAAATATCAAAAAACATACCAACATTAAGATATAAACTATCTGTATCACAATAGATTATAAAATCTTGATTTTTAATTTTTTCTACATCAACAGTATCAATATTACTTAATTCTAACAATAATTCAGATGTTGGTGAGTTCAATAAATCATTTACATATTTTTCTGCTTTTTTAATTGTTTGTCTACCACAGGAAACAATAGCTTCTGCGATATCAATATTAAAATATCTTGAAAATGGAACTGCAAGAGTTCCAAATACAGCATTTAATACAATTTTTAAAGCATGTTGTAATGAATGAAACTGATCTATTTTTTGTTGTGTCTTATCAAGATTTTTTCCACGAAGTTCAGAAAGATTCTTTTTCATTTTTATCATTTTATTTTTTATTTCAATTCTTTTTTCAAATACTTTCTTTTCTACTTCTGCAATGACACCTGTTTGTCTTGTTGAAAACACTGTTCCACATGGTGCAATACATAACAATTTTTTTTGTAATGCTGCATTAAATATTTCTAATTTTTTCCCATCAAATGTTACTATTCCCCTATCTTTTCTTATTTTAAAAACAGGAAATTCTCTTTTAGTAGTATAAAACATAACCTGTTCTTCAGTCATTTCAATTATTCTACCATATTGAGTTTCAGGTGACATATTTAATGTTATAATTGCTGTAGGATATGAACTTGCAATATCAAAATCAACAACCCAATCATATCTACCAACTTGTGGTTCTTTTACATATGCCGCTTCAAATGTTTCCTGTGTACCCCCAAAGAAAGTAGGTGCACATAAATTATTTCTTCTAAAATGGGTAAGCATTAAACCTTCTATTAATTGTGTCATTGTATGGTAAAATTTCATAGGTGTTTTACACAACAATGATAATGCTTGAACTAATTTAATATAACCTAATTTTTCTTCAAGTTGTGCAACACGATAAGCATCAATTATATTATATTCAACATATAAATCCCAATTTTCAGAATATAAAGTTCTTAAATCTTTATATTCTGAATAATCAACTTTTCCTTTTTCTAATTCATATTTACATACAAAATCTAACTTATAACTTTCTAATTTAGTAGGAGAATACCATTTATATAAATCCAAATAATCAAGAATAGTAACGCCTGTAATATCAATATTCATATCTTTAGAATCTTGAGATACCCATGTTCTAACAACCTTTATAGGAGACAGTTTTTTATAAATATCTGTATTTTCGCCAAATAAAACTTTTGACCTATTAATCAAATACGCTAAATCAAAATACTGGCAATTATAACCTGAAATAACATCACATGGATTCATCTCAAAATGATTGAATAATGATATTAAAAGAGTAGATTCATCTTTACAATGCACATAAGTTAAAAAATCTCGATCTTTGTATTTACCATTGTAAGGTTTAGAGCCAAACACTGTTGTCTTATTTTCTAAATTATCATAAACAGATACAAGAACTACTGGATGCTTTGCTTCATAAACTGTGGGGAATGATTTCTCACTATTAACTTCTATATCAATAGAATAAACTCTTAATTTAGGTGCATCTATTTCATCATCAGATATACCATTATATCGTTCAGAAAGGAATTGAATTTCTGAATTAACCTTATTTTCATAAAATTCAACACTATCCTTACAAGTATTATAATATTCACTATAATTACTAAATAATACTTTGGATGCTTGAAGACCTGTAATAGTTTTTACTTCACCATCATCACTATTTTTAAAAACATAAGGAACCCAATGATAAGTATTATATAAATTCCTACCATTAACTTGTTCCCAAAGATGAATCATACTCTTTCGTGAATCATAAAAGCAATTTTTAAACATTATTGTACCAAATATCCATATTTCTCAAAAAAGTTTTCCCACTCAGTAACAAACTCTATAATTTCATCTTCTTCATATATATCACAGAATGAAAAACCAACAACACCATCATCATCACCTATTATTTCAATTTGACATTCATACTTATCTTCCAAATACTTACGAAATTCGGCTACCTCATCTGATTCATCAATAAAATCATAATATTCGTCTATATTATCAAATTTTAATGAAAATAAACCATATTCAACATCCGTATCCTCATTTAATAAAATAAATTCTAACATACGTAAAACTCCTTTTAATATCATTTTATACACTATACCATAAACCAATAACAAAGTAAAGACATTTTTACTTTTGAAAATAACTTTAACTTATATTTGTCTAGTCATTTTTGTTCCACAATCAGGACAATCTACTGTTATACATGGTATTCCACGAACATGATCTATTGTTTTACCACAATCCGGACAAATACACTTACCACCTGGACCTAATAATACTCTTCTTGTTCCAGATTTTCTACCTCTTCCCATACCTCTTCCTGTACCCATTGGGCCTGTTCCATCTCTTCCTGGCATAACAAAATACCTCCCTTTTAAAATTTTTAACAAACATATATTCTCTTTTAAAATTTACACTTCAATTAAATATCCATATTTCTCAAAAAATCTTTTCCATTCCTCTCTACAACCAACACAAATAATCATATTGACGAATTCACAATCTGATCTACCATCATCACAAAATGAAAACCCTACAGTATTACTGTTATAGGGCATTATTTCAATATCATATTTTACTTCCATTTTATTTCTAAATTTGACAGCATCATCACTTTTCATAAACAGATTATATTCATTTATATTATCAAAACTTAATTGTAATTTTTTCAACTTTACATCTTTATCAAAAAGTTCAAAATACAACATTTTATATCACCTTCCTTTCATATTACACTAAATAATACATTATGCTCAAACCATAATTGTTCTATAAACCGTGATTCTTTATCCCCAGACATTGAATTTACTATCTTACCTTCTTTAGATGTATCAATAAACAATAATACAACAAAATCAAAACTACATGCAGAATATACTAAAGACTGGCCAATACCTTCTCTTATAGAATCACCAGAATCCCCCCTTTTAATTTCAATGGCAATTCTCAATCCTTCTTCAAATTGCAAAACAAGATCTGGTCTATGTGAAGTTCCGAAAAACAATACATTATGAACTGTTGTATTTACATTTCCCTCCCATAACAAATTTTTCTTTGCTCTTTCTCTTGCAGTTTCTGATTTTAATCCTTTATATTCTTCATATAACCTTGTTACCTCATTCAAAAGATGTGGATATATTGTTTCAATATTTTCGTTTTTACTAACATCCTTTAATTGAGTAATAACTTTCTTTATAATATCAATTCTTTTTGCGCTTTTAGTTGCAGCCATACATTTTCTCCTTTTGTTCTTTCTTATTTTTTTCTCTTTCTTTTGCCATCATACACATTTTCTTTTTTGCTTCATTTGTATGCTTTCTTCCTGTTGATGCTTTTCTAATATTCTCTATGTGTTCATTTGACAACTTTCTACCAATAAGTGAACTACTAATATGTTTCCTATGCTCAGATGTTTTTGGTTTTGTATTTTTTCCTTTCATTGATTGTGATCGTTTTTCAATAGTTTCTTTTGATTGTTTTTTACCCATTCTACATTCTCGTAATCTATCACGACCAGCCTGTGTATCATCACCCCAACTAAAACGTCTACCAATATTTCTTATACGATTTTTTTCTCTTGTTTCTTCTTTTTTCTTACTATTAGTAAATGTATCACCACCATCACCACCCCATGTAATATTATATCCTCCTTCATTTATATGGGTTTTATAAACTATAATATAAAATGTTTCCATTATATTTAAAATTTCAGGAGTATCACACTCACAAAGAATGGTCCATTCAAAATTATCAAAACCATACTTTATAAGAGAACGAGGAAATAAACCTCTTGATGTTGTTTTTTTAGAATGTTTTATATGACCTCTTATTCTTTCATTCAATGATAATATCGTTTTACCAACATATGATTTACCATTTATCAAACATTTAGCTTTATATACAATTCCCATAAATCACCTCAATCTTCTTTATAGTATTTATATAAATCTAATAATTTTTATATTATCTACTAATTAGCTTAAATTTTCACCTTCTCCTTCTATTGTAATTCTTTCTAAATATCTTTCATATTCACCACACCACCAATCACCCCTTACTTTTGTAATTCCATTATCTGGAGGATATCTATGACAAAACCCTCTCATATGATCAGACATTTCATAATATTTACAACTATAGCATATCATTATCTACCCACCTCACTTAAATATTGTTTTTTAGCATCATCCCAACTCATTTTTATCATATCATCATAAAATAAAATATTAGTATTATAAGTTCCTTTTTCTTTTATATTTTTCAATCTATTATTAGCATATCTTTCTTTCCATAACTCTGTTAATGCTTCTACTGAATTATCAAATAATTTATTTCCTAATTTATCACTTTTTTTACTTAAAAATTCTCTGGTATTATCATATAAGTTAGCAAAATATACTCCACGTGAAAATTCATTTTCAATCACTTTTACTTTTAATTTATTATTAGCCAGAAATAATATTCTTGATTTAGGATGTGATTTAGGTTGTGACTTGCCTGTTTTTGATGATATTTTCTTCTCTTGTAATATATCAAATTCTTCTTTACAATTTTCTTTTACCCAATCTCGGACTTTTAAATATACTTCATTAGATGGTTCTATTGGTATTTTACCCTCTGTACTACTACATTTATGCCAATATTTTAATCTATTATATTGAGATAAACCACCATAAAGACTTGTGGTTGTTATTCCAGCTAATACATCACCATATTTATCATTCCAAGTTTTTTCTACAACATCTGATAATATAAGTAATGACATTAATTTACCACCGGTATAATTATAACCTAATGGTTGTGTAGGAACTATTGATGATCCCATTCCAGTGTGATTTATCATATGCCCCGTTATTCTCTGATCTCTTGTCCATCCTATATAACTATCTCTTCCACCTAATGCTAAGAAATCCGATGCTAATGATATTACACCAAGATAGGTATTAGTTATACTATCCATAACATAAAACCGAAGAAGCCGTCCAGGACTAGCATTCCAATGCATTGTTGATGTAAACATTCTAAGAACTGTCCAGATAAAGCTTTTTCTTACATCATCTGCAAGCACAATAACTGGCTTCAATTTCAAATAATCTTCAGGATTTTTAGGTATCCAAATAGATTTTTTAATAAAATAAATTTCATTAAGTTCTTTTTTAGACCATTCTTTTTCATTAAGTTCTTCCCATTTACGATAAAGTGTATATTCTTCTACACCCATCTTACTCATTTTATCAAGATCTTCTTTTAATAATTTAGTTATTTCTTTCATTTAATTTCTCTTTTTAATTGTTAGACCAGGAATAGTTCCTAAACCTTGACTAGATAATACAATATTCGTTAAAAACATTATAGTTCTTTCTCTTGACAATATATCTCTTTTTCTAAATATATAATCTCTTACATATGTTATTTTCCTTTTAAGAGAAGGATTTTTAGCCCATTCCAATGTTTCTTCAAGTAAAAAACACGATTCTTCTATCCATTCTATTATGGCATCTTTTGACATAAACTGTATATGAGGCATACATAAACCAACAATATATCCAAATAATTCTTTTCTTTCCACACTTTCACATTTTTTACTCCCTATATAAACATCAACCAAATCTCTTGTTGCCATTACATTATTCCTTTCTTATAATCTAATTTCTGTAATAAACTCATTATTGATTCTAAAAGTTGAATACTATAATCGTATTCATTTATACATGAACAGGAAAACCCAGTAGGTCCAATACCCGGATAATATTTTTTATTATATAATTGAATACATTCTCTTTCAATCTCTACTATTTTTGGATAAATTCTGTCCCTTATTGCGACTACAAACTCATGTTCCGATAACATAATGATACCTCTTATAATAATTTGAATTGTTTTATACTCTCTTCTAATAACACTATACCACCTTTACTGTAAATCGTAAACGCAGGATGTACAGACTTTACTGCTTTAAAATTTTCATATATTGTAAGCTGTGAATTATTTTTTATTACACTTTCATCTAATCCAGTAGTTGTTCGTATAGCATAAGAACCTAAAAGTAATATTTTTTCCGGATTTATAACTTTGACATATTTTCGTATCCATTTTTTACATAATTGCATTTCTTCATCTTTTGGTTTACCATTCTTTTTTCCATCTACTGGTCTACAGTTTACAGAATTAATTATTAAAAACTGTTCCCTATATAGTTCAAATTTTTTCATCATCTCCCACAATATCCTTCCGGCTCTACCAATAAAGGGTGTTTGTTGTTCTACTTCATCTAAACCGGGTGCTTCTCCTATAATCACATATTCTGAATTAGGTGTCCAATAAGGATGTGCTCTCCCATTTTCATATAAATTACATTCTCTACATGATGAAATTTGTGTATCTAACAAACACAATAATTTCATTTGCTTATCACTAAGTATACTCATATATTAACACTTTTTATTACCATGTCTATAGGGTCTTTGTAAATTAATTTGATGTTTCTTATTTACTTCCTCAGCAATATCAATATGAAATGCACCACACATATCCCATATTCTAATTACAAGATCGGCCAATTCTTCTTCAAGACATCCCGGCTCTCCTGACATTATATTATTTCTATACGCTTCTAATGCCTCAGATACCTCTGAATGTAATAAACATAACAATTCTGGAACCGGTCTTTCATTTTCCCACCAACCTTTATCTACAGCATATCTATGAACTTCTTCTGGTGTCACAATATTCATATATTATCTCCTGTCGATCCAAAACCCTTCAATCCTCTATCAGTATTACTATCTACTTTACCTTCTATTAACTTCACATTGGGTATTTTATTTATTATCATTTGTGCAATCTTTGTTCCTTTTTTAAATATCCTTCTTACATTACTAAGATTATATAAAGCTATCATTATTTCTCCTCTATATTCAGGATCTATTGTACCGGGTGAATTAATAATTAGTATTTTATTTTTTATTGAAAATCCGCTTCTTGGTCTTATCTGAGCCTCATATCCAGATTTTAAAGAAATTTTTATTCCAGTTTTTCCTAATTCACCTTCTAATGGCCATATAACAAGATCTTCTGATAAATATAAATCAAATCCAGCATCTGTTTCATATGCCTTTGTCGGTATTATTGCATCATCATTCATTCTTTCAATAACGAATTCTTCCATTATTCGTCTCCTTCAACATGAACATATTCTGTTTTTGGTATATATGGAAATTCAATATACACCTTACTATTCTCATTTATATATGCACAACCATTAGGTTCTACAAATACTTTACCATTAATATCATATGCTTTATTATCCCTTCCTTTAAAAACACTAAATGCTCTTTTATTCTGCCATAAACCATCAGATACTTCACCCCATTCATTATCATTTCCATTTAATGGTGATAATGGTTTAAATAATGCTAAGTTTGAAAAATAATTAACACAATATGGTGCTGATGAACCAGAATGCCCTTGTTTGGCAAAAACATCTAACAATTCTAAAACATTTTCACATATCCATTTATTTGGATCTTCCTCCATTTGATTAAGATCATAACCTAATGCTTCAAATTCAATTCTTGCAAAAGTTAATATTTTACTTTCTACTACATCTTCATTCATCTTTCCCTCCTTTTACTTTTACTTCCTCTTATTTGTTGAATATTATCTGAAACTGGTGCAGTTACTCTTTCATCTCCTGTAATTTGTGCATCATCTAACCACATTTCAAGTTCAAGACTATCATACATTTTTAATGTTCTTGCATCAAAATAAAATTTACTCGTTTCACCTACTCTACCACCCAATCTATTCTTTACAATTTTATATTGTATTTCACTTTCATATACTGCCTTTTCTACATCTTTTCCAAAAATCATCTGAAAATCTGCTGTTGCAGGAACACCCATTGAATTTTTTGTTAATATATCATTTGCAAAAAATAAATGATCACCAGATACTTCTATATCAATCATTTCACCTTCTTCACCCAAATCTATAATTTCAATAATTTCATCATTAAACTCAATGTCCATCTATGTTCTCCCCTATAAACTCCAATATTTTTTTCATATTATCATCATATGAATCAAGATTCCATATAATTAAACATTTATACCCTAATTTCTTTGCTATATCTATCTTAAATGAATCATTATCATATTTTTCTTGAGCTGTTAGATTAAATAATCTCCAATCTCGCCATTCATCTTCTGAAAACATATCTGGGTGTGGATGCCATCTAACATTATTATATTCTATTATAATCTTCTTTGACCTAATTGTAAAATCATATAAAAAATAGTATTTTGTTCCTGATGCTAAATAAAATTCCTTTGATCCTGATATACCAAAATAAATATCATCTCGCTCAATACCGTGTTGTGTTCTAAGTAGTTTATAAAGAGGTATAAAATATTTCAATGACTCTTTTGAAGCGTTCTTATACAACCCATCATAGTCACCGTTTTTAAGTTTCTTAATATATGTTTCTTGTCTTTTTATTTTTGATTCATTATATATTTTTGTTCCGATTTCTTCTCCATGCCGTGCTATCATTGATGGTAATGAAACATTTGTCTTAAATAATAATTGTTCGACTTTTATTTTCGCATCTTCATCACAATAACCCTTACTAACCCAATGACCAACGTCATAAGGATTAATTTTAATAGGATTTAACTTTTTTGTTTTTACTGCTCTTACATTATTTGCCTTTTGAATCTCATGTATTTTTTCCTTTGCATCATCGTAGGAAACCCCCTTCTTTAACCAATATTCAATACAAAATTGACTTCTTTCCCTTTGTAGTATCTTTCCCTCACGTGCAACACGTTTTATACCAGATTCAGATAACCTCTTCTTATACTCTATCCATCTATGTTTACCATCATTTTCACCAAATCTTTCTATATATCCACTTTCTGATGTCATTTTTGATAATTTATTATTATATTGCTTCCACAATTCTTTACCAACAACATCTCCATAAAATAATATAAAATTGTGTTCTGTTCGTGCTCGTTTTTCATTTGGGGTTAATTTATTATATTGTAAAAAATAATTAAATATTTGTTGTATATCATCAATATTATTACATAATGATGCTATTTGTCTAATGTTTGGAATTGTTAATTGAGTCAATGTATTTAACATTTTCTTTATTACATTTTCTTTATCTACTGATAATTCATTTTTAGTGTACAACTCCCGCCAATCCTTACTTCGTAACAACTTTTTCATTAATTTTTGTTTATCTTGCAACTGATGACTATTTTTATTAACTATATGACTTTTCATCCCATTCATCCTTATCTATGACTACTGTTTTCATATATTTATAAAACTTTGTATTTTATCACCTACTTTTAATCCACTTTCAATGGATTTTAATCCCTGTGATGTAGGGTACACATGGTCTCTACTACCTATAATTTTTTTACCATTTTTTGTTTTTATTAAAAATTTATGTTTCATCTTTTTATCAAAAACCCGTTTAACCTCTACCAACCCACTACTGCCTTGTATCATATCACCTATTTTTAATTCATCAATTCTAATATCACCGGATACATGTTTAACTAATGTTGATGGATCAAGACATTCTGATGTATATGTAAAATCAACATCACTAAACGATAATTGTGAACCTTCCCTATTTAATTGAGTTACTGAAACAACTGGTGCTTTAAATTCAAATGATAATGCTCTTAATTCTTCTGCAATATTTTTCACATCAGAATACATATCAGATTTAGTCTTATACGAGGGTTTCATAAGATTTATATAATCACAATATATAATTGATATTACAATATCTCTCATACGTAGTTCTCTAAGATATCTTGTAAAATCTATAATGGTACCCTGCCCTGTGGGAAATTGTTTTATAAATAAAGATCCTATTTTTTCATCATTTTTTATTTGTTTTAATGAATTTGATAATTTTGAAATATATGACTTTAAATATAATTTATTAATATCTAATTTAGAAAATATAGCATCATATCTTTGTGCATATGCATCCTCTGACATTTCTAGTGTCAAAATTGCAACATTTTCACCATGTAAAACTTGCCGTGCTGAAAAATTTGCTATTGTTGAAGATTTATGAGAATGTATTGCTGCTGTTATGATTGATAATGTATAAGGTGGAAATCCCCCATTTATAAATTCATCAAATTGTGGAAAATAAGTTGGTATTCTAATTGTTTCAGCGGATAATATTTTTCGTAATCTATCACCCAATGTATTAAAATAATCAAGTCCTAAATCAACATTCAAATCTTTACATAATGCTTCTTCAATAAGACTTTTTATTTTTACGGTTTCTTTTTTAGAATTTATTACTGTTACTGATTCTAAAATTGCTTTTTTTACAGCTTTTTCTTTTAAATATTCATTAGTAACATTTAACAAATATTTATAATTTTTTGAAACATCAAAATCTATAGCATCTATTTCTTGAAAAAATTCATTGGCATCCTCAACAGTTATAGTATCTCTTGGTATAATATTACCATATTGTTGAAAATGTGTGCTTATTAATTCAAATATATTTGCAGCAGTATCATTATCAAAATAATCCTTTTCAAATACACTTGAAATAAGAGCTGTAAACTTTTTATCAATAAATGCTGATTTTATTATTATTTTTTCTATTACTTCTGGTTCCATTTATTTTGTCCTTTGACATGATATAATATCAACTTTTGATGATTGTTTACAAATTTTACTACATTTAATACAATCTTTATTAATTACTGACCACCACCATTTTTCAAATGCTTTAATATCATTTTCTGGCATTAATTCTTCTGTTTCATTTAAGATATAAATATTATCTACTTTATATTTTTTAAGTATATTATCTTTTTCTTCTAAACTTATATTATTAATTTTAAGAAATTGATTAAGTGTAATAAATTCTTTAATATTTTCAACATCTGACAATTTTTTAACTTGTTTTATTTTTTTAAATGAAGACTTTAAAGCTTTTCCTAAAAACCACTTAGAGCCTATTTTAAATGCAATATTCTTACCTCTAAAAACATCCATTTTATTTCCTTTCTAATTGAATATTAATATTATACATTATGTGAAACTGATTGTAAATAGTATTATTTTTCATTTACATCTAACATACATTTTGTTATAATAATTTAAAATCATATTATAAGGAAATAATATATGACAGAAAAAACAATGGATGATGTTTGGATGGAACTTAAAGAACAGTTTCCTATTGACGAAATAGTTAAATTTTCTGAATTCAATATTTCAGAAAAACTTATGGAAAACACATGGCAACTTACTAAATTTACGGAGCTTTATCAAAAAGAGGCAGAAGAACTAAATAGAATTATGGCACTTAAAGATAAAATTATTGGTATGAGATATGATTTTTACCGTTTTAATTATGATAAAGAATTAAGACAAAGTGAAATTGAAAAATATTATCTTCCTAAAGATGAAAAAATAATAAAAATTAATAAAATCATTAGACAACAACAATGGCGTGTAGAATTTTTTTCTATGTGCGTAAAAGCTATAGATAAAGTACAATGGAATATGAAAAATTTCAATGATAATATAAAGATGGGAAGATGAAACTAATTTTACCAGAATATCCAATATATCCTCCCGATTTTACAATAATATTTACAACATTTTCCGGATTAGAAATTGCTAATGGATACAACAGAATAGTTATTGGACAACGAGGACCATATATTGAATTTAATAATATAATAATTGAAAATACTTACATTCCTAATAATGAAAAATGGCGAATATATTCACCAATATCATATTATATTGAATACAGAACAAAAGATGATTGTAATATAAAAATATATCATCAAAAAAAATTAGTAAAATATGCTGATTATTTAATAAACCAATGGTATATATCACCAAAAGATTTAACATCAAATATTTATAAAAGATTAATAAATGATTGAAATAACAAAACATAGTGAATTATATATAAAAATAGACACTGATGATTACCTCTTTATACGTGATCTTAAAAATTATTTTACAGATTATGTTGATGGATTTAGACACATGCCTACTTATCGTGCAGGTCAATGGAATGGTAAAATATGTGTTATGAAAAATAATAATACTCTACCATATGGACTTCTTATAGATCTTATAAAATTTGTTAAAAAAGAATATCCAACTCAAAAACTTAATATATCAAAAGATGTTTCTAGTATGTTTAATGGAAGTGAATATGATATAGAACCCTCTTTAAGTAAAATTCCTAGAGATTATCAAATGGATTGTATTGAAGCATCTTTAAAATTCAAAAAAGGTATTATAAGATCAAGTACGGCATCAGGAAAAAGTCTTATTATTGCTTATATTATTAATATTCTTAAAGAAACTAATAATATCAATCGTTCTCTTATCATTGTTCCTACTATTTCACTTACCGAACAATTCTATAATGACCTCATAGATTATGGTATAAATAAAAATAAAATTGGGCAAGTTCATGCTAAAAGTAAAGAATTCAATAAAGAAATTGTAATATCAACATGGCAATCATTAAGCCGAAATCATGATAAACTCCACTTATACGATTGTGTAATATGTGATGAGGTACATAGTGCTCGTGCTCATGATGTAAAGAAAATTCTAGAAAAATGTTCAAATGCAAATTATCGTATTGGATTTACTGGAACACTTCCAAATTCTAAATTAGATATGTGGAACATTAAATCCTTTTTAGGTCCTGTTCTTAGAGATTATGGTGCTGGTGAACTAGCTGAAAAAGGATATATTAGTAAATGTAAAGTTAATATGATACAAATTAATTATCATAAAGAATATGAAGGTGACTATAATGAAATTAAAGATGATATATTTAATAATTCCTTTAGAATGAAATTGTTAGAAGATATTGCATTTCAAGTAGATAGTAATATTCTTATATTAGTAGGGAAAGTTGAAAAAGAAGGTAAAATTCTAAAAGATTATTTTGATAAATCTAAACAATTAAACAATAAAGAAATTGTATTCTTATGGGGTGATAGTGATGTAAAAGAACGAGAATTCTGGAGAAAAGAATGTGAAAAGAGAAAAAACATTGTTCTGATAGCAACCTATGGTATTCTTAGTGTCGGTGTCAATATTCCCAGCTTAAAATATATTCTTTTCGCAAGCCCATTCAAAAGTAAAATTAGAATTTTGCAAAGTATCGGTAGAAGCCTTAGAATACATGAAGATAAAACCGAAGGAAGTATAATATATGATATTGTTGATAATGTAAAATTCCTAAAAGATCATGCTGATAAAAGAATTAGATATTATGATAGTGAAGGATTTACCGTAGAAGAATCTAAAATTCAAGAGATAATTGATTAGGATTTAATCCAGAATCTTTATACTTATAACTACATATTCCACTTTTTTCTACCATTACAACTGTCATCCAATAATATTTTTCACATTTTATCATTATTTCATTTTCATTACGTTTAATAGCCTTTATTAAATCAGTATATTTATATGTACTTACCCAACTTTTTATATTATCATTTATTTTTCTTTCATTATATTCCTCCCAAGAAATCCTTGGAATCCACGTAACATTTATAAGTGATATACCATTATCATCTACTAAGGCAACCTCTGCAATACCGTCATAAGGATGTTCATGTTTATGGTAATTTGGTATATCTTCTATACTATTATATTTTTTATGATTTTCATCTTCCCAAGAACCATTACGATTAACACCAAACTTTGCTTCCCATTCACCATACAAATCGCTTTCTGAACCAATATATGGCTGTATTTCATCAGCATATAAATCTTTATAAACTGGTGACCATAAATATTTAAAACCATTTACTGGAAACACAACAACAGGATATCCAGTACCATATGTTGATGCTGTATTATATCTAGGTGTTACAAACACCCCCTCACTTCTAGCTTTCCAACCAAACTTTTTCTTAAATTCTATATCTAATTTCTCTTGTATCTCTATAGGCGTATCTTTAGGAAGTCTATCCCTTCTCGGTATACGAAAACCCATTTCACCACTAATATTATTAATTCCTCTATAAAGATATACTTCAATATCTCTATAAATTTCAATTATTTCTGAGCATTCTTTTGATATATTTCTTAAAATCCCTTTATCCCGTTCAGAACTTTCTATAAGATATTCTTTTAATCTACTCACTCTTACCTCAAAACATCTTCTAAAATTTTTTTCATTGAAAAATTAAAAAATGAAAAGTTTCCTATTTTTAAATACTTATAATCATCTACTTCAGGTAATCTACGATTATTACCGGCATTAAATGTTGATGAGCAACTCATTAATGAAGTCTGGGGAAGGTCATCAATTACTAATAAAAAAATCTGTAAGTCTTTATATTCCGAATACTTATATCTACCTTTATACTCTATTTTACTTTTATATTTTGAAAAATCTATACCAACTTCTTCTCTAACCTCTCTGAGAACAGTATCTATATAGCTTCCACCTTCATGCATTCCTTTAGGAATATCCCATTTAGTACCAAAAGTCGGATGAACTGCTAAAAATTTAATATTATCAGTTAGTACCAATCCACAACTGACAATCTTTTCTTCCTTTAAAAAGTTTAATAATTTCATAGTTTTATACCCAATCAATAAAAGGTTCAAATAATAAAGCTAAATTAGATAATTCTGAATTTTTAAAACCAGTATAAATAATACCTACTAAAATCGTATAAATATCTTTTGATAACCAAGGAAAATTTATAGAAGTCCATGTACCGGCTATTAATAACATAGCATTAATGAAACTTTCAGTAGATAAAAATAAATCATCTAATTTATAACGACCTTTAAGAGCATCATGTACTTCTTGAAAATCAAAATCAAAATCCAAATCACCAATACAAGGTATATGAAGAGAAACATAAAATAATAATCCAGCTAAAGGTAAACCTACTAATCTTTTCAATATTGGATGTTTATCTAATAAATCATCAAGTATTATCACACCATTTTTAATATCTTTTATTATTCCAGTTTTTACAATTTCTGTTGCTACGGCCCTTAATCCTCCAGAAATTAATCCAGTAAATGATCTAATAGACTTTAATATAAGTATAAAATCAAAACCAAATGCCTTTAATATACCAAATATATGTCTATCTTTAAAAGCCTTTATAATAACATCAATACCAACTTTAAAATTTTTAGCTATTTCTAATATTGTTATCTTTATTAATTCTGAAAAATTACGTAAAGGTTTCAATAAGTCTATACTATCATTTACCATATATAGATTATCAAGAACTATACAATATTCTTCATAAGTAACTGATAATGTTCTATTATATTCTTCAAGTCTCATTTATCTATACACTGCTATCCATGTTGTGTTTATATTTCTTTCTGTGCCATCCTTGAATGTCAATCCATTCTCATCACAATAATCTATTATTGCCATTAAAAATTCATCAAAATCTCTATTGAATTCAAATGTTATTGTTCTCCTTCCGTTACTAATATTGATATCAACTTCTCTTTCATCCTCAGTATAATTATTAGCATATGATTTGAGAACAAATGAACCAAATTTCGGATTCTTAATATAAGTATTTACCATACTCATATCATTATTATCAATTTTTATACCCTCAATCAGATATTTAGATACGTCTATTTCATCAATATCATTATTTTCTGACCTTCTTAACGGTTTTTCAAAAAATCGTTTCATTTTTCTACTCATATATTATACTCCTATTCTAAATGTTCTTTTAATATCTGCTTCATATTTCAATGATACTAAAACATATGAAACACATTTAAAACTTATTTCACAGCCACTTTTAATAGCTCTTGATAAATTATCATCTCGATAAGATTCAACTATATCAAAATATTCTATATTATCACCCACTAAATTATTATCAGAAAAATAATAATTTAAATCCTCTATTTTTTCTGACCAACAAAATTTATACTTACCAAGTGGAAAAAATAAATATTCCAATCCATGTGTTTCTACTTCAAATATATTTCCAGTAGTAAACACACCTCCTCTTACCTCCCAACCAAATTTTTCTTTAAAAAATTTATTTAATTCTTTAAACACTTTTATATTCATACCTTTTGGAAGTCTATCATCACGTGAATAAATTTCCTCATAATCTTTAATAACTTTTTCATACCCCCTATATAACATATCACCAGCTTTTTTAAGTTCGTTTATAAAGCTTTTATCTACTTCATTTGCTATAAAATCTATAGCATCTTCATAAGGCATAATTTTTTTTTCTATTATATAACTTTTTAACCTCATTTTCTATACCAATCTCCTGCTATAGATTTTATTTCACTCATAGTATATATGTTAGGTGCCAAATATTTCCAACCTTTTTCTTTCATTGTATACATAATATCAACACCTATCGGATTAGAAACCGGATTATCATAAAAAAATAACATTCTTTTAAATGCATTTAAAATAACATCATCAGTTAATTCACCATCATCATTTTTTATTTCAAGAAATATAGGAAATTTAGCTTTTAAATATGGTTTTATTTTTTTAGCATTTTCATAATATTCTATAACCTGTTCTACTGGAACCTTCCTTTCTCGTCTATTAACTCTTTCTATAGCTGTTTCTAGTGTTGTATTCACATAAATCATTGCTGTATCATAACCCATTCTTTCAAGAATACCATTTCTTCGTACTACGGTTGATGCTCTTGTTGATGTTTGATCACATAAAAGTGGTAACATAGAATTTAAATATTGTGTTAATTGACTTGAAACTAATTTTTTAGATGTATCACACCATAAATCATGTGGATTAATAAGATCTGACTTAATCAATCCCTTTTTAACACGCATATAATATTCAACCCATGTATCAGTATTCACAACTCTCGGTTCAATCAACCCAGACTTCACTCTACTAGATACATAACTTTTTCCAGCTCCTGCAATTCCTCCAAGAAAAACTGCCTTGAAGATACCTCTATCGAGAATTGATTCTAATAACAATACGTTCTTATCATTAATATTTTTTTCTAATCTCATAAATATTCCTTTTTTAATTTACAATTTCTGAATATATGATATAATAGGACCAGCCGTCCGGAGGATAGGATATGTACAAAATATAATATCCAGAAATAAAAATATTCTAATAACATAAGTATTTATATTTATATAAAGGTTTTAGGCAAAAAAAATACCTTATAAAGCTATAAGGTATTTTATATTAATTTTATTCATATTTTTTAATTGATAACATCCCACCACTTTCAAGTCTTTTTATTTCCTCTTCAAATGTTAAATTATCTTCAAGATCTTCACAAATACCATAATCATCGGAAATAATTTTAATATCTCTATTTACACCACATAATTCTTTAGGAATTGGAATATCTTTTCTTTTTTCATATGGTATTATCTTATGCTCTTCCATATCATACCATCTTATAAAATTATTTACTGGTTGAGTAATTAATTCTTTTGTATTTTTAATAAACCCTTCTCTATCCCAATTTAATCCAAAATCAATAGAAATATCTGCATTAATAATTTTTAATCCATTACATGGTGTTTTCCATCTTACTTGTCCGAGCATTTTATCTTTAGATACTACAATAGATAAATTATGATTTTGATTTATCCATTCATTATCTGTTCCAGAAAAAAATGCCCCAATACCATGATGAGAATGTATTACACCTATTATACTTATACCATTAGGAACTGAAAAATCAATATTTGTAACAGAACCACTACTAGCAGTCTGTGTAGGAATTAATATATCATTTACAATAATAATATCATTTTCATTCATACCAGTAAGATACCCTAACCATTCTGTAGTAGGAAATAAATCCATTAATATTGATATTTTTTCTGATACAAGACGATGAATTTTTACCTTTACAGATTCTGGTGCTTTAGAACATTCAGTAATCATATTAATATTTGATGTCCAAATATCAGGCTCAGTATTATTAAATATTTTTGTTTCTTCCTTTTCTTTATACTTTTGAAAATTAAAATCTTTTATCAATCTTTTATCTATAACTTTTTTCATTAATATTCTCCATTTATTAATTAAAAATATTTTTAATTTGTGTTGAAATTTCAAAATCATAATATTTCATTACTTTGGCTACTGTAAGTGCTGCTATTACTGTTGCGGGAACAACCCAAGATGGAATGATTGTATATCCATCAGTTTCTATTCCCCATTCTGCAACTTCATCATTAATTGAAATATGTTCACCATTATAACCTGCTTTAACATATCTCATTCCATTCTTTCGTGATGATGATTGATTATATAATTGTGATTTATAATCATCTGTACAATCAATAAACCAATCTGCTTTTACAGGTGATGTTTCAATATATTTAAAAGGAAACGTATAAACACTTATTAATGGTCGTAATTCATTAATAATAATTCCCGTAATCTGTGCCTTATTCTTTCCAATAGCATTTAATGGTAAATCAAGTCTATTTAAATTATGTTCTTCAATTACATCGGGATCATATAAATAAATTTTTTCAATTCCGGACATAGCTGCAAATTTAGCCACCCAATATCCTATACCACCACAACCACAAACTAATATTGATATATTTTTATTTAAATTCATATATTGTTGTCTATTATAAAGATTCATAATTCTATACTCCTTATCCTGTTGCCGTTACTGACCAAACATCACCATCAGTCCCTAATGAAACACCAGTTCTCTCCAAATTTCTCGAAACAATATTATCAGTTACCACATCATCAACACTTCTATTCACTAAATTTCTCATAAGAGTTTCAAGTCTTGGTAATCCACTGGGCGTTCTACGAGCAATAGACATAGTATTAATTTTTTCTAGAACTGCTATTGCTTCATCTGCTACATTAAGAATATCTTCTGCATTTTTTATTCGTATTTTAGACCATAACCAATTTCCCCAACATCCCGCGTGATAATGATCAAAATTTTCTAAATTTATTGTTTTAATATCTATTCTCTTTATAATATCTTTTTCTACAACAATATAAATTATTACAGGTGTTATCATTTTTTTCTGATATTTAGGTTCAATTAAAGAATTATCAACAAATTTAGGCCAATAAACTTTTCTTACAAGCCATGCTATTCCTGTACTTGATTCTGGAATAACTGACAATCCTCTTTTTGCTTGTTCCCATGAAATATAAGGCATAGGTTTAGAATTTGCTAATTTATCATTTAGAATTTTTTCTTTTCTTTGATATTCATCAGTAATAGTTACTACTGTAGAATGTGCCTCATTAAGTTTTTTATCAACATAATTTGATAATTCTTTTAATTTATCTTTTAATTCATGCATTAATTCTTCACGAATTTCTTCTTCTACTGATTGTACTACTTCTTCAGTTTTAAATCGTACAATCTTATTACCAATTCGTAAAGATACTCCACTAGTCGTAATAGAATTACAATTTAATATTGTAGATTCTATTTTATTAGTTATATTATTTTTTAATTCATTCAAATTATTTTTAATATCCGCCATTTTTATACCTTTCATTATTTTTATAAAAATAATATAACACAAAAAAACAATATTGTCAAATAAAATTTAAATTTAATAATGCTAGAATATTATATAGAAAAATATAATGAACACTTTATTTTCTATAAAATGTTCATTATATATTCAATGTTCTTTTATTATACAAGAACTACATTTCCTGCATTATCATATGCACGAATTTCAACCCTATCATTAAGATTAAAATTCTCTGGTGCTAGTGATGGCCGTATTTCTTCTCCGTTCAAAAAGACACGATATTTATTGAAACCAGCATTTAAAGCGTTTTCACCAACAACAGTTCTAAAATTTGAACCAGGCTCAACAGGAATTTGTGCACCGTTAATAAGGATAAAAGTTCCACCCTCATTAAGATTATACTCAAACCTATCTTCTGTTCTTCCCCAAACTTCATTTCTTTCTTCGTCCATGATATTTCCTCCAATTTTTAATATTTATTTTTCATCTATTTAAAAATATAATAACATAATATTTTTTATTTGTCAAGTTTTTTATCTATCAATATTACTCATTAAATAATATTTTTCTGTATTTTCTTCTTTTGTAAAATAAATCATCCCCATTTCTTGTTCTACTGAATATGCAAAACCAGCCGAAAAAGTATTATCAATAATACTCATAATACCCGCAATATTCTTATAATTAAAACAGAGTGATATATTATCATTATCAACACTTCCTAAATCAAATTTAACACCATTAGAAAAACTATTTTGTTTATCAGTCGTTTCTATTGAAAAGATTTTATCAGTAACATCAAAATAAATTTTACCGAATCTTGGTGCGATTTTCTTTATTTTATTAAAAATTCCTATAAAATTATCATCAATTAAAATATTTGTAAAATATTCAATATCATCTCTTAATGAATCAGCTGTAAAAACATTTACTACCCTTGGCGAACAGAAAAATATATTTGATTTCTGATTTCCTGTAATTAATGTTATTTTTTCATCCATAATTTTTATTGTAGTTTCTCTCTCGGTATCTATAAGATTTAAATATGGTATTATTGTTTGTGCTGGTTCAAGAAAATTAAATTCATATTCATTAATTTTATTCATATTAGTAATAAATTCGTTTTCAATATCAAGAATTGAAATACAATCATTACTCTGTGAAATCATTTTTGATTTCACAGTATCCTCAGTAACCTTTAATTGAACACTCTCTATAAGATAATTTACAGTTGCCTTACGTAAAATATCTTTAAAATTTTCAACATTTAAATTCATAATTACTCCTTAAAAAATACTTTTGTTTTTATTTTACTACTTTTTTTATTACTTGTAAATTCATGTTTATTTACATACCAGATATAGTTTCCAGCTTCTTTTTTTGAAATCTGATATTCTTCTCTAAATTTATCTATTTTATCTTTTATTTTTTTATCCTTTTCATCTTTTTTTATCCATTTCAAATACCGTTTACCTCTTGGAATCTTATGAAAATAATACTTATAAATCAAATCATCTGATATATTGAAATGCAATTCGTTAATTTTATTGACTATATTTATGAGACCAGAATCATGAGATAACCACAACGATAAAAGATATGCTGGCGCAACCTTTTTATCATAAATCAAATCTTTTTTATAGAAGAGATTATCAAGAAATGTAAAAATTGTAACTTCACCAGTTTTTATTGCCATTATATATACCCTTCTTTTATTCCCTTTACTATCATTGACATAAATCCAATTTCTTTGATGGCAATAATTGAGTCTCTATATAAATATTCTCCAATTAGAATAATCATATCACCGGCACTTTTAAATTGCCCTACTTCATCAAATAAATATTGATATAATTCAGGATAATTTATAATATTACTTCTTATAGCTTTTCGTATTCCATCAACATCTTTAGATTTCATAAATTGTAAAATCTGCCCATATACATCAACAGAAGATTCATATTTTATGACATCTAATTCACCATCAATAACACTCATTTGTAAAGTATTAACTATTCTTCTAATATCTGGATATAATCTCTTAATAACATTAACAAGTGCCGCTTGATTTTTAAATTTAATTTTTTCTTTATTAAGAATATTTAAACAATGTTCATAGATTTTCTTTGCTGGTGGGTTATTCAATCCAATAACTTGGCATCTTGACAGTAATTCTTCCATCATTTTATGGCCATAATTACATTGAAAAATAAATCGTGTAATTGATTGCACTTGTTCAATCAAATCTCTAAGCATAGCTTGTGCTGGTAAACTAAGAAAATCACTTTCATTCATTACGACAATTTTTAATTTAGTTATTCCGAGTGCTGTTGCGAATGACTTAACTTTAGTTCTTAAATTATCAATACCAGTTTCATCTGAACAATTAATTTTAAGATAATCAAGACCTGTTTCTTTCAGATAAATATTAGTGAATGTTCCTTTACCTACTCCCGGTGGACCTATTAACATTAAATTTGGAATTTCTTTTAAAGATTTTTCTAAAATAGGTTTTATATCTTGATGTATAATCATATCATCAAGACTTTGTGGTTCATATTTAAAAGTCCATATAGTTGTATTCATCACATAACATCCTTTTTACTTTTTATTATATCATTGTTGAAACTAATTGTAAATCACCATGTAAATTCATGCCCATGTCTTTTTTTCCAATTACTTATTAAAATTTTTTTCTGATTTTCATTTAAACTTCCTAATGCCCATATATCAGCAATTTCTTCATCTTCTATTCCTTTAGAATGTGCTTTCTCATGTTGAATAACAATCTCCATTTCATCATAAGATAGTTTAGCATCAGCATTTACAAGTATGGCTGATTTATTGTTTATTATTATAGTAAAAGCATATTTCTCATATCTATTAAAAACTGGAAATATATCATAAAGACGTTCTTTCAACTCTTCAAATGATTCTCTATTCAGATATATAACATCACAATTATTCATTTTCTAATTCCTTTGTAAAATTTATTGTAATGTCTTTTGTTATATTTAATATTTTATTCTTTTTTCTCTCTTGTTCTTCAGGTGAGCCCCAAAATGATAATTCATAAATAATACTTGTAATAAAATCAAATAATGTGTAAGAATATTTTCCTTCATATTGTTTATATTCTGCTGATTTAAACCCATTTTTAAAATTTTCATAACAATAAATAGCATCTTTAAATTTTATTGGAAGATCTAATAATTCTTTAAGAGGAATAAATGATAAAGAATATGTAGTATTCATATCATTAGAATTACCATATACATGAATGGCTTCTTCTATTTCAGCATTAATTTCTATTGATGTTTTAAAAGAATCTGTAAATGTAATAATTTTTTTAATAACAATCTCTTTTACATCATCACAAACACAATTAAAATTAGGACAAGAAACATATTCAGTAATAAAGGTATTAAAATAATTATCAAGTAATTGAAATTGATAATATTTTAAAATTGTTTTAAAATAATCTCGTAATGTATAACCATCTTCCAAGTCTACAGTAATAGATAACATTGAAAGTACATTAATATTTTCACTTAAAAGAGTTTCCTCATAATAACCATCATTTTTAACTTTATCATAGCACCATGATTTCTTATAAATATCACCATCTTTCTTAAATATTAATGTAAACATTTTTTCTCCTTTATTAATTTTTTGGAGCTGACAGTAGGGCTCGAACCTACATATGCTACTGTACGAAGGTAGCGTTCTCCCTTTTGAACTATGTCAGCAAAATATTTTATGGCGGAGAAAAAGGGAATCGAACCCTCAGACCGTATTTCAGGCCAATGCTTTAGCAGAGCACCGTAACTAACCAATATTTACCTTTTCTCCATTCTTAATTTTAGAAATTTATTTTGATGCTTTTCTTTTTTTAGCAGCTTTCTTAGATGCCTTCAAAGGATTTAACTTTTTTATATCTTCTTTTACTTTTACGATATGTGTAGCCAGGCCACACCCACCAGAATTCCATTTAGCATATGGATATGGATACGATATACAATAAGTAATATCATTATATATTTCTATATTTTTACATCCTTCACATTTAATATCAATAGGATGGCAAGAACCAGGAAACGTACATTTCTGTCTACCCATAAATGCACATTCTTTACCAAATTTTAGTGTAATACATTTCATTTTTTATCTCTTCTCTATTATATTTTTTACAATATATTCTTTAACCTGTGAAGGTAAAACAGAAAAATATCGTCTTCGCTGTCCACGTTCAATATCATTATTAGACAAACCAGTTAATTCTGATAACGTAGGAATAAATTTTTTACCATCAGGATCAAAAATAAGTATCCTGTTTTTAATAAATTTCCAATTATATATTTTATCACGGATGTGAATTTTTCTAAAAATCATTTTAAATCCCCTTTTAACTTTAAATACCTTTGAATTTCATCAACTGTATTGATAGTATTAATTCCAACTCTTTGATTTTCTGTAATAGCATATATCATATTTTCAAAATATAATTTTTCATCAACACCAAAAAGTTGAATAAAACCAAGTCTAATATTAAATTGATAAATTGGCGCACAAAATATACGACCATCCTTCATCTTTATATTTGTGTTATGCATCTTTTTTACTCTTAAATAAAAATTTTATAAGATTAATTGGTAATAATAAAATTGATATTATTCCACTTAACAATAATAATATAGTTAGTACAATAAATATAAAAGGATAAAAAAGCATCAGAAATACTAAACCAATAGTACCTAATAATACAGTACCTATAATTGTAAATAAATCAAATATAAAAGTTAATAATCTTTTAATAATATTCATGTAAATTAAATTTCCTTGTTTTCATCAGGTTTATATATAAAACATTCTATTAACTTTTTTATAAAAATTAATGGCGATAGTATTATTATTACTATTCCATATATCATTAATACTATTAATAATATACTTAACACTCCACATATAATTTTTATAACTTCCATAATCAATTCTCTTTATTTTTAATATAACATAAAAATATAATTTTGTCAAATGAAATTTTGGAGCGAATGATGGGTAACGATCCCACTCTTCCTGGCTGGCAACCAAGTGTACTTCCATTATACTACATTCGCTATATTTGGTGGAAGCTATCGGATTTGAACCGATAAAAAATGAGTGCAAGTCATTTATGATCCCATTTCATCAAGCCCCCACATGTTTTGGCGGTGCCAGGGGGAGTTGAACCCTCCGTATCTCTCGGTTGACAGCCGAGAATTTTACCGTTAAACTATGGCACCATATATTTTTGGAGCCGGTAGTAGGAATTAAACCCACATAAGATGCCTTACAAGAGCATTGCATAATCATTCTGCCATACCGGCTTATGTTTTGGAGCGGATAGTCGGACTTGAACCGACACCAAAAGCTTGGAAGGCTCACATGCTACCATTTACACCATACCCGCTTGTATTATTTTATGGTAGGGAATAGAGGTAATGCTCCTCTTTCTTTACGGTGTAAACGTAACGCCTTACTTTTAGTCCAATTCCCCAAATTATAATATATTATACTCTCTACCATTACCTTTATTTAATGAACCATAATTATCTGTCAATGAATGACAATTAGGACATAATAAAATTAAATTATCTTCCGAACAATTTTTATAACAGCCATCAATATGATGTATATGTAAAGGAGTTTTATTTGTCTTCAAATTAATTTTATTCCAACCACATTTAACACATTTATTATCAAATTTTTCAAATATATATCGTTTTACATAACGAGAAATATCATATTTTCCTCTCACACCAGAAAAATCATTTGATAACCATTTTTTGATGTACTCTATATATTCATATTCATTTTGACATTTACTGTTACAATATTTTTTCCTACCGGAAATCGCTTGCTCACAATATCTACAAACACTACTTTTTGGATTGACAATTTTGCCTTTTTCTCTATTATTGAAATCAGCAGAACATGAATGATTGCAAAATTTATTATGCCGTTTCTTATAAGGCAATACATTTTCACATTCTAAACAATACTTCAAAAATTTATTATACTCATCTAATCGTTTCCTTTTTTGGCTCTCTATACCCTTTAATGCGCCGAGTTTAATTTTTTCTTTTGATTCTTCACTAATATTTCTCATAATTATCTCCTTATAATATTATTTATAAAGAAGCAATCAGATTTTATGAGAAATTTTAAAAATATTTTAACCAATGTTCTCCCATTGAACTAACCGGCTGTATCTTATATTGGAATCCCTGGAGAGACTTGAACTCTCATGCGTCCATTACGGTTTAATGCGGTGGTTCGTAGCCACTTCCGATACAGGGATTAAATTACATTCTCTATGTTCAAGAAAATCATAACAATTATGAAATTCTTTCTTATGATCACAACAATACATACATTCTTTTAACGGTATTGAACGACCACTATAAAATAATTTTCCACAACCACAATAAAAAATTTTTTTCTTTTTCTTCATATATTTATATTAACACATTTATATTTATATGTCAAGTAAATTATTTTCCTAATTCAATCCACCATCTTAATCCACTTCCAGCATATGCTAATGATACCCATTCACAACCATATGCTCTACCTTTTTTATAAGTATGGAAGTGCCCAAAATACCATTTCATAGGTTTATATTTATTTAATATAACCGATAAAACATCTCTAGATGGATCGTGAAGAAATTTATTATCATCAAATACCTGAAACTCCATTGGAGCGGTATGACTTATAACAATATCAATATTAACATTAGGTAAATTATTAATATCATATTGTGTAATTATTTCTTCTGGAAACCAATCAATATTTTGTGTTCTATATTTTTTATCTACAGAACATGCCCCACCTATAAATAATACGTTTTTGCCATTTAAAAGTGTTATATATGAACCTCTTGACTGATATATAATATTATCATTTTTCATATCAGGTTTATAATTACATTCTTTAAGTGATTGAAAATCCTCATGATTTCCATCACACCAATGAAATTTTACATCCTTATTATATAATGAATATTGATCCCAATGTTTTATTTTTCCACATTCATTTAAATAAGATTTATTATGTTGTTTAGGCCAATATCCGAAATCACCACACTGTAATACAGTTGTAACTTCATTATGTGAGTTTAAAAACTTATTCACATACCCAAAATCTCCATGTATATCACCAATTACTATAATCATTTTAACCTCTATATTCTGGAGCCAACGATGGGACTTGAACCCATATTTTATCCTTACCAAAGATATGTTTTACCTGCTAAACTACATCGGCTAATATTTGGTAGTGCATACCGGAATCAAACCGGTGCCTAAAGATTGAAAGTCTTTGGTTCTATCACTAAACTAATGCACTATATTTTTCAATAATAAAAAAACCCTGTTACCTACTGGTAACAGGGTCTTTCGCAGACACTTCCCCCGTTACCTAAATTTGGTACCTTCTGTACTCTCAACTTTTATAAATCGTTTTCTTATCTTCATGTATATATTTATAACATATTGTTAAAAAATTGTCAAGTTTTATTTTTTATTTTTTACTTATTTTTCGCCACTCTCCGTAAATTCCCTAAAATATTTAATTTATTTTTTTAAATAATTGAATTATTTCTTTTTTAATGTATTTACAATTATATCAAATTAAGATATAATAGTAATCAAAAGGAAATAATATAAGGAAATATTATAATGAAAAAATATGATATTATAAATAGGGAATTTGTAAATGAACCAATTTTTCAGGAAGCTTGTAAAATTGCAGGTATAGAACCTACTACCAGACAAGCTTCTAAATGGAGAAATAAAAAAGGAAAAGCATATCCTTTTAGATTTAAAAGTAAATTAAAAATAACAGAAGGAGATAATTAAAATGAAAATTAAATGTGATTTTGTAACAAATTCAAGTAGTACAAGTTATTGTATGTATGGTAAATGTTTTGATAAAGATGAATTAAAAGAAATGTTAAGAGTAAATCTTAATGAAGAAGATGATGATTTTTATATAACTGATTTTATATATGAATTAGATAAAGAAATAGAAGTAATGGATCTTGATGATTCTATTATAGTCGGCGTTTCTCCTGATAAAATGAAAGAAAATCAAACACTTAAAGAATTTAAAATGTATACCGCAGAACAGTTGAAAAAAATTGGTATTGATGTTACGTATAATGAAATTAATTTAGAATATGGTGAATATTATGATGGATAATTTATAAAAAGGAATAAAATAATGAAAATAAAAAGTGATTTTATTACTAATAGTTCAAGTACATCATTCATTATAGGTGATTCAAGAATTGGTAATCAAAAATTGACCATGACACTAGAAATTGATTTATATCCATATGTTTCAAATATTTTAAGAAATATTGAGGAAGCAAAAAAATATTTTGATGATTGGTATGATGAAGAAATTGTCCTTGAAAGTTTAAAATATATTGAAAATGGTGGTATTATTTATATTATAGATGTTTCAACTGATGACGATGATTCTATAAATAGAATGTTGTGTGAAAGAGGAATAATACAGTCTGATTTTAAAGAAAATATAAAAGTACTGTATGGTGATGGTGGATATTAATAAAATAATTTATAATATATTATTTTTTATAAATAAATATAGGGTGGCTCGGTCTAATAAAAGAGCCGTCACCAAAGGCATCCGGTTGTAAAATGAAACAATAGTAAAAGGATGCCTTTATTATATAAAAAATTCTTGACTTTTAATTTATTATATGTTATAATTCTTTTAGAAATCAGGAATATCTGTAAGTTCCCAAAAAGATGGGCCGGAACTGATTTAGAAAATTGGGTGATAAGACAGGCATCCTGCAATAAATCCTAATTTTCTTATATGGGTATATCAGATAATACCTTTCTGATACCTCAATAATATTGAAATCCAGTGTGGTGACTGTGAAATTAGATTTTATTGTGGGGCGTTGAAGAAATGAGAGACACACCAATCTCTTAATTCATTTTTCTGAGCCTGTCTAATGTTGAAATACATTAGAACCCATTATTTGGGGTGTGTGATGTTATATCCCACACCCTTTTATTTTTCTTATTAAAATAATTTATATAATATTATGAAAATAATTATTCCTAGTTTGATAGAATCACTAACATCATATGAACATGAATATTTAAAAAATAATAATCATATTATGTTTGCAAGATCTATAAAGGAAAGATTAAATTTAAGTTATACTGAAGCTTATGAACTTGCCGATGTTATGTTTTATGCTATGTCTTTTATGAAAATATCACCATTTAAAGAAGAAATTGATAATATTTTAAGATTATGAAAATAGGATTTACTGGAACACGACAAGGTATGACTGAAGCACAAGCTGCAACATTTAAAGAAATAATATATTCTTTAAATGTTGCAGAATTTCATCATGGAGACTGTATTGGGGCAGATATGGATGCTCATAATATAGTTAGTGGATATTGTGATATTATAATTCATCCACCCATCAATCCTAAATATAGAGCTTTTTGTAAAGCTAATAAACTTTTATCAGAAAAAGAATATAAAATACGAAATTGTGACATTATTAATAATTCTGATATTGTTATAGGAATACCATGTAAAGAATACGAAGTAATCAGAAGTGGAACTTGGCATGCATTAAGATATGCAAGAAAAATAAAAAAACCTATAATAATAATTTGGCCAGCCGGTAATATTGAAAAAATAAACTTTGACAAATAATACAATTTATGGTATATTAAAACAAAAAGGTAAAATGAAATGGTATATAAATTATTTACAGATATTCATGTTTACACAGATAGTAAAAAAATAGAGAAATTAGAAAAGTTGGGTTTTACTTTCTCTCATAAAATATATAGGCATTCAATATTTTCTGTAGTAGAAGAGTCGGATATAAATTATACGATTGAGACATTAGAAGATTTACAGTATTTGATAAAAGAATTTGGCCCCGTTTTGATAGATAATGATTCCATCATTCTATACAAAGACGATGGTGAATAAAAGGAGAAGAATATGGGACATTTAGTAGGATACTTACATATAACATATGAGGACTTAGTTAGTATGTTCGGTAAACCAACATATGATACACCATCTGCTGATAATAAAGTTAGATGGGAATGGGAATTAAACATTGATGATAATCTAAGTTGTATTAGTATTTATGATTGGAAAAATTATGATGTAACTGATCCGAATGAGATTAATGAATGGCATGTTGGTGCTGAAAATAAAGAACATTATCAAATTCTTTTAAATAAAATTGATAGTCATAGGGCTAAAAAGGAAATAAATGAAATTTTACAAATATAAAAATTACTTCTTAAAAGGATATATAAATGAAAATGAAAAAAATAACTATTTGGAAGCGTTTAAATTTAGAAACAGATTTAATGGAACATAATCATATAGAAGACGGTCATGTTCCATTAAATCTAAAAGTTCCTATTGGAAAATTTATCAACCAGACAAAATCTTGGTCATCAAGAATTTGGGAAAAGGAAATAGCTTACCTTGATAAAAATAATAAAATAATGAGAATATAAATGAAAGACACTATCTTAGTTGAAATAAATGAAATTACTAACAGTTTAGACGGTGATAGAAACTATTATATTGTTGGTGATGTAATTTTTGAAACTAAAAATTGTGATAAGGGGAGAATACACTTTATTTATCATAAAAAACTAATAGTTGGAAAAAAATATGAAATAATATATGAAGATACCCTATCCAATATCTTAAAGATTAGAGAGGCTTAAACCAAAATGAAATTATGCTATTCAATAACGGGTGTTCCTTATATTGAATTTGAGAATGGTAATAAACTTATATTTTCAACAATTACAGAAGATAAGCAAAAAGGATTTAAATGGTTAGTATATTCTGGAAATTATACCAAAACTATTTGCTTATCTGGTGGGAAAAAAAATAATAAAGAACCTAAAATAGCAAACACAAATCATGCAATATATTTCATAACAGATATGAAATTATCTGGTATACCAAAAGAAGCAAAAAAATGTTTACCAAATTCAACAGTAACTTCATTAAAAAGACTTTTAAATGAATTTATTAAAGAAGGATATTTCCACAGAAATAATCTACTTAAATTAGAAAAACTTTTAAGTTCTGATATATTTGTAGAAGAAGATTATTTAGATGAAGATCCTATGGGATATGATGAATGTGAGGATGATAATGAATAAAAACTCTAAATAATAGATATTCTTCAAAGAATATAAATCATCTTTAGGAGATATTATATGAATATTATTGAAAAGATTAAAAGATGGTTTATAAAAAAAGGTCTTGAAAAAGATAGAATACCATGTTACGTTAGAGTAAATAGTAAAAATATTAAAACTGATAAAATCATACCGTCATTAGATACGATAAAAGAAGGCCAATCAGGAATAATAATAATGAAAAATGGTAAAATAAGAAATTTTACATTATTATATATTGATAAAAAACCTAAAGATTTAGGAATGGATTGGGTATGGTATGTTCTTAAAGTGGATTAATATGTATTTAAATTTAAAAGGAATCAATGAAAGGATGAACATGGATGATATTTATGATGCAAAATGTAATATTTTAGCAGATACGATAAGTTCGCCTAATAAAAGTAATTATGGCTTATGTTCAAAATGTAGATTTTTTAGATTACGTTCAACAAGATATGGTAATGAATATGGTTGGTGTAGGGAAGATTGGGATCAAAAAAGAATTTTACCAAATAAAATTGATCCTATAACTAATTGTGTTGATTTTCATCCAAAAGGACAACCTTTATTAAATGAAATGTATGATATGGCATGGCTTATTAATAGAACTATTAAAAATAAAATTGGCTTTAATTCAAATGATGTGGAAGAATATGAAATTTCAATAAAAAAAGCATCAGAAAAGGAGAAAATATAATGATTACTGATAGAGTATTTAAAGATTTAAAAAATATACTAACAAAACTTGAACATGAATTTGCTAATAATATTATTGAAATGTCCGATCTTGAAAAGGAAACATATAATGAAATATTAAGAACTTATAAAATTCTTTTAACAGAAGCTAAAAGATTAAATAGAAAAGAAATTTATTCATTATCACATATTCTTATAATACTATTATATGCTATATATCGTGGTGCAGATGCCGTTGATTTTTTAAAGCAATCCATATCACTGAATTTTAGTAAATATTTATTAAAAGAAAATATGTATCAAGATAGTGATGAAGATAGTGATGAAGATAATAATTATGATTTAAATTTATTTGATGAAAATGGTAACAGGCTTACATTTACAGATTTTGAATAAAAACATATGAAGAAAAATAAAGGAAAAAATAGACAAAAAGATATTTCAAGAATGATAAGAAAAAAATTAAAAAATTATCTTGACAAAACACTCCATATTTGATATTATAAAAAGAAAAATATGGAGTGTTTTTATGCCACCAGCAACTATTCAAAAAATAGAATGGATAAAACCTATCGAAAACGCTGATGCTATAGAACTGGCAGGTGTCTTAGGCTGGCAATGCGTTGTAAAGAAAGGTGAATTCAATATAGGTGATACAGTTGTTTATGTTGAAATTGATAGCCAGACGCCTGAATTACCTGAATATGAATTTTTACGCCCAAGAGGGTTCAAAGTAAAAACTATCAAACTGAGGGGTGAAATCAGTCAGGGATTAGTATTGCCTCTATCAATTTTAGAAAAAATAACAGGGGGAAAAATTTTTAAAAAAGACAATAATTTTTATATAAATGTTCCTGATGTTTTATAAATATAACAGGAAGAAAACATTAGGATGATTTAAATGAAAATAGATCCATCACAATATGATAATATTATTGATATGTATGAATGTCAAAATATGTCAACCACAAAAATATCTAAAATATATAATGTCAATAGAATAACAATATCAAGAATTTTAAAATATTGTGGTGTTGTGGTTGGTAGATATATTACAACAAATAATAAGATTATTGATATTGTTAATGAAGAAACACAAAAAAATATTATAAAACAATATAAAATAAAAACAATTACCGAATTAATACATATTTTTAATTTAAGTAGAAGTCAAATTATAAAAATACTTCGTTATAATAATATTTGTATTAGAAGTAATAGTATAGAAACTAAAAAATATAAAATTAGAGAAGAGTTTTTTGATAATATTGATAATGAAATATCAGCATATTTTTTGGGATTATTATTTGCTGATGGTTGTAATACAGGACATAATATAAAAATTACATTAAATGAAGATGATAAAGATATATTAGAAATATTTTCAAAATCTTTATTTTTAAATGAAAGACCATTGTATTTTATTGAACGTAATGAAAAAGAAACATATAAAAATCAATATAGTTTAGTAATATGTGACCATCATATTACTAAAAGATTAAATGAGATAGGTATTGTACCAAAAAAATCTTTAATATGTATGGGGCCTAATGTTTTATTTACAAGAGATACATTTAGGCATTTTTTAAGAGGATTTTTTGATGGTGATGGGGCCGTTTTTCTTGTAAAAACAGGATATATTAGAATGGCATTTATTGGAACATTTGATTTTTTAACATTTTTAACTGATATGATTGATAAGTACTTAGACATAAAATCAAATAAATTATATCAAGATATATCAACAAAAAAAATGTTTCATTTAAAATATGGTAAAAAATCTGAAATAGAAAAATTATATAATTTTATGTATAATGATGCAACAATTTATATAAAAAGAAAACAAAAAATATTGGAGAATTTTTATGATTATACATCTTGATATTGGATTAGATTTAAGCGAATTGTTAAATATACGACATTATGAAAAACCTGTTCCAGTACAATTATCAGGTAAAGTTAGAGGTACTTTCCCATCTAATCTTGTTCCAAAAACAGATGAAATAAGAATACAAAATGTTCCAGAAGTCATTAATGAATTAAAGGGTGAAATAGTTTATTCTACTGTTAAACTTGATGGAACGAGTGCAACATTTATAAATGCTAATAGTGATTATCATGTTTGCAGTAGAAATTTATCTATGAAATTAATTGATGATAATGCTGATAACATTTATATTAAAATATCTGAAAAATATGATATAAAAAATAAATTAGAACAAATCGGTAATATTGCTATTCAAGGTGAAATTGTTGGTCCCGGTATTCAAGGAAACAAGCTTGGACTAAAAGAAGTTGATATGTATATATTCAATATTTATGATATTAACAAAAAAGAATATGCTAATTTTGAAGAATTAAAAATGTTTAGAGATGCTACAGGAATGAAACTGGTTCCTATTATTGATGTATTTGAATTTAATCATTCTATTGATGAATTATTAGAAATGGCTAAAGGAAAATATCACAATACAAAAAATCATAGAGAAGGAATTGTTATTAGACCTGTAATAGAAAAATATAGTGAAACAATTAATGGTAGAATGAGTTTTAAGGTTATTAATAATGTATACCTGTTAAGGGAATCATCATAATCTTTGATTAAAAAATTATTATTATAAATACATATATCAAAGAGTTTTAGGAGTAGATATGAAAAATTGGTATGTGTATAAAATAATTTTTGATGATGGTTATTTCTATATTGGATATAGAGGAACAAAGAAAAAAATATCGGATGATTTTTTAATAAAATACTTTACATCTTCTAAGGTAGTAAAGAAAAAAATAAAAAATAATGAAAAATATATTGGTCTAATATTATTTGAAAGCTTCAATAAAACCGAAGCATATAATACAGAACAACAAATAATAAATGATAATTTTTCTAATCCAAAAATATTAAATAGGGTTTCATTCTATAATAGAAAAGGATTTGGTCTTTTTAGTCAACAAGTATTATTAGAAATGTCATTAAGATCAAAAAATAATTGGAAAAATGATGAATTTAGAAGGAAACAATTAAGTAAAAAGAAATGGTCTGATGAAAGAAAAAAAGAACATAGTCAGTATTTAAAAGATCGTTGGGAAAATGATAAGAAATATAGAAATGCTGTCATTTTATCACATACAGAAAATATTGTATCAGATGAAACAAAAAAGAAAATGCGAAAACCAAAACCTATTGGGTTTGGATTAAAAATATCTAAAGCGTTAAAGGGTAAGAAAAAAACATTAGAGCATATAATAAAATTAAAGGAAGTGTTTAAAAATAGAAAACAACCATTAAGGGTGATAAATCCAGTATTTGATCATAAAGGTAATATTTTTCAAAATGTTTATAAATTTGCAGAATATTATAATGTAAATGAACAGTTTTTTAAAACCCTTGATAAACCTATTAGATATGGTTATGTTTTTGACAAATTAGGAATTGATTTTAATGAGGAAAATAAAAGAAAAACAAAATTAGAATTGGGGTTTAATTTCTGTTAAAGGAAAAGGAATGAAAACAATTTTGATTACTGGGGGTGCTGGATTTTTAGGCTCACACCTATGTAAAAGTCTTATAGATGATAATTATATAATTTGTTTAGATAATTTCTTTACAGGTAATAAAGAAAATATTATCGAATTTATGGATAACAAAAATTTTGAATTGATAAGGCATGATATTATCAATCCGATATATTTAGAGGTAGATGAAATATATCATCTGGCGTGCCCCGCATCACCTATTCATTATCAATATAATTCTATCAAAACAATAAAGACTAATGTTATTGGTACACTCAATGCTTTAGGTATTGCAAAAAGAGTAAAAGCTAAAGTTTTATTAGCATCGACATCTGAAGTATATGGTGATCCATTAGAACATCCACAGGTAGAAGAATACTGGGGAAACGTAAATCCTATAGGTATCAGATCTTGTTATGATGAGGGTAAAAGAATTGCTGAGTCGTTGACGATGGATTATCACAGACAAAATAATGTTGATATAAGAATTGCAAGAATATTCAACACTTATGGTCCAAATATGGCATTTGATGATGGAAGGGTTGTGAGCAATTTTATAATTCAAGCATTAAAGAATGAACCTATTACTATATATGGTACAGGATTACAAACAAGATGTTTTTGTTATGTAGATGATATGATAGATGGTTTAATTAAAATGATGAATAATGAAATAATAGGGCCTATTAATATTGGTAATGATGTTGAATTTACTATGCTTGAATTAGTATCAGTTATTATTAGATTGACTAAAAGTAAATCAACTATAATACATAAATCTTTACCAAAAGACGATCCTATTAGAAGAAAACCAAATATAGAAAAGGCAATAAAATTATTGAATTGGGAGCCGACTACTTCTTTAGTAGAAGGATTATCAAAAACAATTTTTTATTTTAGAAAGAAACTTTTTACTTGACAAATAAAATAATAGATGTTATAGTAAAAGAAAAAGAGGGGAAAATATTATGGCATATGATGCAACAAAAGATATTATATTAAAATCATGGGATAATAAGAATGGCTTACAAGCTGGACTTTATCAATATAATGAAGGAGAAAAAAAGTTTCAAGTTGGTCCTCGTTCATATATAAAGAAAAATGGTGAAATATCTGTCATGAAAGCAGGGAGACTTAATTTAGACGAAATGATTTGGTTACAAAATGTCATTACTGAAGCCGTTACCCTAATGGCAGAAACTAATCTTGATAATAATGTTAATGATGAATAAAAATCTGTTTACAAATTAAAACAGAGGGTATATAATTAAATTAAAAAGTGGAGGAAATTTGTTATGAATAAGGCAGAATTAGTAAATTTTTTGGCAGAATTTTCAAGTGTTACAAAAAGGGAAGCAAAACAGATGGTTGATGCGGTTATAACCGGTGTTATTGAAGGACTCGCAAATGATGGTAAGGTAACATTAGCAGGATTTGGTTCGTTTGTTCTTGTAAATAGAGATGCAAGAACTGCACGTAATCCGAAAACAGGAGAACCAGTTGACGTTCCAGCAAAGGTAGTTCCTAAATTTAAACCATCGGCAACACTCAAAGAATACTTTAATGATACATCTGAAGTGGATGATGCAGATGATGCGGAGAATGATGTGTAAACAAATATGTGTTGTTTGTTTTCTGGAACATGGGAATTCCCATTCTATTCCCATGTTCCACTTTAAAAGAAAGATAAAATGAAAACATTAAGAGAATTAAGAGAATTAGCAAATTTTTCATTGGAAGATGTTGCAAATCATCTAAATATTTCTGAAGAAAAAGTAAAAATGATAGAAAATGGTGATCTTATTTTAAATGTTAAGATGATATCTGAATTATCAAAACTTTATAAAAGAAATATTGGTGAAATTATGATTGCTACACTTACTAAAGAATAAAATAAAAAATACTATATTTAAAAAGAGAATATAGTATTTTTTTGCTTAAAATATATTGACAAATAAATTATTTTATGATATAGTATCAAAAATAATGAGGGGAAAACTTTATGGAATATAATAAAATAAAAAACATTTTAGATAGAGGATTAAAAAAAGAACTTGAAATATTATTTGAATATTTAGAATCATATGATACAGCATATCATGGAATAGGTAAAAGAATTGTATCTGATACTGAATATGATATAATAAAATCCACTCTAAAAAAACACTTTCCTAATCATAAATATTTCAAAAATGTAGGTAGTCCAGTATTCGCAAAAAAAATAGTATTACCATATATTATGGGTTCTCTTGATAAAGTAGGTCCTGATAAAGTTGAAGAATGGATAATAAAGAATGGAAATGACGTATATGCAACAGAAAAATTAGATGGTGCATCCATTCTTGTAAAATGGAAAGATGGTGAAATTGAATTTGCCACTACAAGAGGGGATGGTAAAGTAGGTCAAAATATTACAGAAAAAGCTAAACATTTTATTCCCGATATTCCAATAAAAGAAACAGTAATATTAAGAGGAGAAGCATTATTAACAGGTAATTCTCATAAAGAACTTGGTATGAAAAATCGCCGTAACGGCGTTGCAGGGTTATTAAATAGAGAAGATTTTAATCAAGAAGATGTGAAGAAAATAAAAGTAATTTTTTATGAAATATTAGAAGCTCCAGTCTCATTAAATAATGAAAATTCAAGACATGAATATATTAGATCTACATTAAAATTACAAACACCTTATTATATTACCGTAGAAAATCCAAAATTATTAATTACTCTTATGAATAAAATGATGAGAAGTATAAAAGAAACTGGCGAGTATGATATTGATGGTTTCGTATTAACTATAAACAATTCTGAACGTCAGGATGTTATGATACCATCTAATAAAATAGCATATAAAGTTAATGAAGAAGCAGTTCCGGTAACTGTTACCGGAGTTGAATGGAACGTGAGTAAAGGTGGTAAATTGATACCAACTGTTCTTATAGAACCAACAGATATTTCTGGTTCTACAATATCAAGAACAACAGGATTTAATGCCGAATTTATTTTAGATAATGATATTAATACAGGGGCTGTTATAGGTTTAGTAAAAGCTGGAGATGTTATTCCTTATATTACAGAAATTTTTACACCATCTACAATTCCTCATAATATTACTCTATGCCCATCTTGTGAAGGAAAGGTAATGTGGAAGGGTGTTGATCTTGTATGTGCAAATCCTAATGATTGTATTGATTCTAACATAAAAAGAACAGCATATTTTTTCAAAAAATTAGGTTCTGAATATATTACAGAAACCACCATAAAAAATTTGGGTATTAGTAGTATTGAAGAAGCATATGAATTAGACGAATTGATAATTTCGGAAATTGATGGCTTTGGAATAAAAAAAGCTGAACAAATTGTATATGAAATTCAAAAAACATTAAATACAACACCTATTAAACTTTTAGCAGCATTTTCTATTGATGGTATTGGTGAAACAGTAAGTACTCAAATCATAGGATTGGTAAGTGATTTCGGAGAGTTGTTTAAATTAACTGATTTAAGAAATGTTGTAGGTCCAAAAACAACTGAAAAATTTTTAAACGGTATTGGAAAATACGAAAACTTATATAACTTTTTACTTTCTAAAGGATTAAAATTTGAGGAGAGAGAAATGGGAACATTATCGGGAAAATCAATAGCATTGACTGGAAAGGGACCAATGAAACGTAATGAATTAATTAAAATGATTCAAGAACAGGGCGGTAATGTAGGAACTGTAAGTAAAACAACTGATTATTTAGTATGTGAAGATCCAAATAGTGGTTCTGGAAAATTAGAAAAGGCTTCTAAATATGGAACAAAAATTATTTCTTATGATGAATTGATGGAACTACTACAGTAATGAAAATAAGATTATTACCAAGAATTGAAGAGGCTATTATACGATCAACTGGAGAATGGGTATCGTTTCCATCGATCCATTCTATTGTAGGATCAGAATCATATAATTCTGATTTTTTAGGTATATTAGAAGTTAAAAATGATAAACATTATAATTATAAATACTTTATATTATCGGGTCCTGTAAGAGGTTGTACTGTTAATAAAGATCATTGTTATGAAGTAACTTTATTTGAAGATGATATAAAGAAAATATTGAAAATATGAAAAAGATAAGATTATTACCAAGAATTGAAGAAGCTATTATACGATCAACTGGAGAATGGGTATCATTTCCATCAATATGTTCTCGTCCAAATTCTTCACGTGCATATAATTCTGATTTTTTAGGTATATTGGAAGTTAAAAAAATTATTGATAATGACGATGTATATCTGATAATATCTGGTCCTACAGAAAAGTGCTGTGTTAATAAAGATCATTGTTATGAAATTAGTTTATTTGATGAAGAAATTAAGAAAATATTAAAAATATGAAAAAGATATATGAAGAATTTGAAAATCCAATAAAAAGAAGAATTCCTATACCACTTAGAACTAATAGAATAAAAGATGCTAAGAAAGGTAAAGGTTCACCTTATAAACGTGAAAAAAATTGGAAAAAAGAGGTAGAATAAAATAATGGATGCAAGTATAATACCCTCTGGTGATTACTGTTATACATATGACGGTAAACTTGATGATGGTAGACAAGGATATAAAATAATTCCATGCCCATTTTGGAGACACAGATGCCAAATAGACAATGAAAAATTTGATGAATATAATTCAGGATATTGTTTATTTTTAGGAAAAGGAGATATTGAACTAAATAATGAACATAAATACACTTTAACATATCCAGAAAATCATCCAGATGTCGGTGTATCAAAGACAGCAGATGAATGGGGATTTAAGTTTTCACTTTTATGGGATCGTGTAAAAATGTGTTATGAAAATATAGATGATAATGAGGAAATAATACAAAATGAAATATAGAATAAATTGCAAACATATAGAATCTAATTGTAAATGTAATAGTCCGTACATGAAAAAAAAATTCTGGATCTTTAAAAGAACCTGTTTAGTAATAGATAAAATAGAAAAATGTTGGTATAGAGATCCAATAGTTGATAATAATGGGCATATAAATGGAAATATATTATTTACAAAAAACTTGACAAATAACTAAAAATGTTGTATAATAATTAAAAATAACAAAAGGAGAAAATGTTATGGAAAATGTAGAAAATAGAGGTGCTTTTATTACTTCTTTAAAAAGAAATAATAAACAAATTCGTGATGATCGTGCAACCGCCATTGCAGAAGACACCCAGCTTCTTTATAAGAGACAGATTGAAGATTTACAGGTGGCCATCAAAAGAATGGAGCGAGATTTGGAAAATATGCTCGATTTATCCCCTACAAACGCAATGAATCTTACTCTTGCAAGCGATTTTGATCCCGTTGAATATGTAAAGAAAGATGTTGATCTAGGTGTCAAAATTCGTAACGAATCTATTAAATTAGAGATTGCGCAGAGAAGATACAACTACTTATTTGGGGAGGGTATATAACATGGGAAGTGGAAGTTATTCTTCTATCGCTAGAAATGTTAGAGCAACCACTGCCGGATATTTTACTGGTTCGACTTCTGAGATTTTTAGATCTAAAAATATTAATAGTTCTATGAATCCATTTGGTGTAAGAATTAGAGAATCAAGAGACTCTGCTGAACATCCAAATTCATTAGCTATTATTATAGCTCTTGATGAAACGGGCTCTATGGGTTCAGTTCCTCATTATCTTGTTAAAGAAGGTTTACCATCTATTATGGATACAATCATAAAAAATGGTATTGCTGATCCACAAGTTTTATTTTTAGGAATTGGAGATCATGAATGTGATAATTCGCCATTACAAGTAGGGCAATTTGAATCAAGTGATGAATTGCTTGATAAGTGGCTAACTGATATTTATCTTGAAGGATGTGGTGGCGGTAATGATGGTGAAAGTTATTTGTTAGCATGGTACTTCGCAGGTTATCATACAGAAATTGATTGTTTTGAAAAAAGAGGAGAAAAAGGATTTCTTTTTACTATAGGTGATGAACCCGTTCTTCCCTCTGTTCCAAAAAGAGTTTTAGAGAAATTAATGGGTGAAGGTCAATATTCTGATTTTTCTGCAACTGATTTATTAGTAAAAGCATCTGAAAAATATAATGTTTATCATATCCATATTAAGGAAACTGCTTCTGGAAGTCGTCAAAGAGTCATTGATGGATGGAAACAATTATTACATGATAACTTAATAGTCGCTGAAAGAAAAACAGATGTATCTAAGATTATTTCTGATATCGTATGTAAAAATACCATTAATAAGCCAATTAAACTTAACAAGGAATTAGAAGAGATGATGCTATGAAACATGTCGCAGTTGTAGGATGTGGTTTTGGTGATGAAGGTAAAGGTAAAATTGTAAGCTATTTATCTACATATTCATCTAAAAATTTAATAATACGATTTTGTGGTGGCCAACAAGCTGGCCACCACGTTGTTTTAAAAAATGGTATTGATCATGTATTTTCTAATTTTGGTAGTGGAACACTTCATGGTTGCGACACATACTGGTCTAAATTCTGCACAGTTGATCCAGTAGGTATCATAAATGAATTAACAGTATTGGAAGGAAAAATCCATACCATACCTAAATTAATTATAGATGATAAATGTCCAATTACAACACCATATGAAAAAATTTATAATAGAATTTTGGATTTTAAAACAGAGCATGGTAGTTGTGGAGTTGGTGTAGGTCAAACAATTCAACGAGAAGAAGATCATTATTCTTTAACAGCATTTGATTTGTTACACTCATCAATATTAAAAATAAAATTAAATTGTATACGAAAATATTATGAAAATAAAAGGATCACAATAGATAATACAATACATAATGATTTCATTTATATTTGTGAGCATTTATTAGAAATAGATAATATAAAAATTGTAAATAATTTCCTGAATAACGATAATAAATTTACTTATGATAATTACATTTATGAAGGATCACAAGGATTACTTTTAGATCAAAATTTTGGATTTTTCCCTCATGTTACAAGGGCCAATACTGGAACAAAAAATATATTAGAACTTACAGAGAGTCCTGAAATAATATTAGTTACAAGGGCTTATCAGACAAGACATGGTAATGGCCCAATGACTAACGAGCACATACCAAATGATATAAAAAATAATCCATATGAGGAGAATTTTGATACAGGTATTCAAGGAGAATTTAGAAAAACCATATTAGATTTAGATTTGATAAAATATGCTATAAATAAAGATGGGTATATAAAAAATCATAACTTTATATTAGCAATAACATGCTTGGATTTACTCAACAGTTATACTCTTACATATAATGGTAATATTTTAAATTTTGGTAATGAAAATGATTTTATTGAGAAAATTAAAGAAGTTACAGGATGTAAAGAAATTCTAATCAGTAGAACACCATATCCAGAAATTAATAAAAAAATATCTTGACAAATAAAAATAAATATGGTAATATTATATAAATAAAACATAATAGAAAGTAAGTGTCCGTTGCCGAAATGGAGAGGCGCCTGTCTGCAAAATAGGTTTATGTGGGTTCAAGTCCCATCGGACACTCCAAAATATATCGCGGGAATAGAGAAAAAGTGTCTCACTACTCTCATAAGGTAGATATCAGGAGTGGCGGTAACTCCACCCGCTACCAAAATATGTGGTGTTTTCGGGGAAGTTATCTAAAGTAGCCTTTTGAATTACGTAATATACGAAGGTAGGATAAGATAATGGAGTGAAAAAGTAGATTAATTCTGTACCGATAAGATACTCACCCCACCAACTGAAAATAAATATGGCGAGGGGTCATGGGACCAAGGATGGCTCATAACTATCCATAGCACAGATCGTTACTGTGACTCGCTACCAGAAAAAGAATATTTTTAAAATAAAAGTTAAATACATAAAAGATATTGTAGGACACCGGGCTTGGTGCGGCGGGTCGGACTGTTAATCCGAAATAGGTGGGATCGTTCCCCACTCCTACAGCCAAAATATAAATGATGTAATGTAAATGTTAAGGAGATCTAACTGCAGGTTCGAATCCTGCTACCGCAGCCAAAACATAATGGCTCTTTAGCTCAAAGGTAGAGCAATCGGCCGATAACCGATAGAAACAGGATCATTACCTGTAAGAGCCACCATAAAATAAAAAGGAGATTTTTATGAATTATATTGTTGAAGGAGGTTTTCCCATGACAAAACACACATAAGGAGGTGATAAATCATGGGAAAAACAGTCCGAGAAGTTCTCTCTTCATTAGGTGGGAAGAAAAAGAGAAGAGAAAAGGGTTCCGGCGCAAAAAAATATGGTAGAAATCTTACCAAATGCGCTCGTTATCGTGCAGCAGGTCGCAGAGAAATCAACAAGGCCAAAAAACACGCACGTATTGTAAAAATACTGGCTAAAAAAGCTTTGAAAAAATCTCGTAAATAGAAAAATTGGGTCTTTAGTGTAACGGAAACACGCTTGTCTCCAGAACAAGTATTGAGGGTTCAAATCCTTCAAGGCCCGCCAAAAAATAGACTGGTGTGTACTTATATGAGGCTCCTTTACGGTAAACGAACATGAGCCAGTTTTAGTAACCGATAAAGTCATATGAGGAGAAAGGTTCAATTCCTTTCCTATTGGAAATACAGCATATGATGTCACTATAATGTATGACGATATATTATAGATGGTTATATCCCATAGAAGCGATATGTAAAACGAATTAAAACCTTAGACATCAAATACAGCGTATCATTGTAGAGTTTGCTCCGATGATATCAGAGTGTGGTCGTGGTATATGGGTATTACGTGGAGTTGTTTTGGATAAAAAAATATTTAAGATAAAAATATCTTAAATATTTTTGTGTCCAAAGTGTAACGGTTTTGCACACGAAGTTGTGGCCTTCGTAGAGAGGATTCGACTTCCTCTGGACACCCCAAAAATGCATACTCTTTTTAATAGTATTATATAAATAACAACATACGAACATAATACTATTTAGGAGGGTATAAAATGGCAAGAAAAAGAACGAGTGTATTCTGGACTACACCAAAAGATGAATTGGTAGAGATTGTAAAATCATCATCTTCTTTAAAAGAAATTGCTACTAAAATAGGTAAGTCAACAAAAGGCGGCAGTTTTTTTATTTTGAAGAATAGATTGAACGAAGATAACATAGATTACAGTCATATTCAGCTAGGGTCGGGTCATAATAAAGGTAAAAATCTTCAAATAAATAAACCTAAACCGATTGCTGAAATATTAGTAGAAGAGTCACATTTTAGTAGATTTCATCTAAAAAAACGATTGATAAAAGAGGGAATATTAGAATATAAGTGTTCAATATGTGGAAACACAGGTATTTGGAATAATAAGAAAATGACACTAGAATTAGACCATATAAACGGAAAAAGTAATGATAATAGAATAGAGAATATAAGATTTTTGTGTCCAAATTGTCATTCACAAACAGATACATCTTGTAAAGGCCTCCAAAAACCGGATTCAAGCTCCGGCGATCACCCCAATCTGTTAAAAGGAAAAATGTTATGAAAAGACCAAAAATATTAAAAAATATTAAATTAGAAGAATTAATAGATTTATGCGAATCCTATATAAATGATTGTGAAAATGGTTATGTAGATGACGATTATGAACATTATATTTTTGAAACAACAATGACTACACTATATGGTAAAGATGTATGGAATTATGTAAATGAAAAAATTTTATAAATAATAAAAAGAAAGAATTTATATGTCTTCAAAACAAAAGGGATTTAGAGACTACTTTTCAATTTGGAATAAAATTGTATGGTGGTTTTTATCATTAGAAGAAAGAAAGAAATATACTACAGAAGTTATTTTTAAAAAGATGCCAGTAGATGTGCGTAATGCGTATGGTGCCGCATTATATTTATATGAAATTCAAAATATAATTGATACATATGTAAAAACAGAAACAGAACCTTATGTAGAAGATGTATGGACAACTGAAAAATAATTTAAATTATTTACTTGACAAATTGAATATTTTATGATAAATTATATAAATAGAACATAGAGGAAGATAGAAATGAACTTAAAACAGAAACCACAATTCAAAATATCGCTCAGGCCGTTATTTGGCTATCAATATAGGTCTGCACAGGGGGATATAGTAAAATAAGCATAGTAATTCATAAAAGACAAAAAACCGCTTATCCCCGTAAAAAGAGATAAGCGGTTTTTTATTTTATATGAATATTTGGCGATGTAGACGGCTATGGAGACCGGTATGACTGTAGATCATACACCTTTGTGGTCAACTTGGTTCGATTCCGAGCATCGTCACCAAAACATACGCCGTGTGAGCAAGTCTGGTGATTGCAGTGGTCTGAAGAACCACGGAATCCTGTTCGATTCAGGGACACGGCACCATAAAAAGAAATGGTCCTGTAGCTCAATGGTATAAAAAAATAAGTTTACATTTGTGCTAAGATTATATAAATAACTATAAAATATAGGAGTTTATATAACATGGAACGAGATATATTAGAAAAATATATAAAAGAAGGTAATTCGATAAGAGATATTGCAAAAATTACAAGTAAGTCACTTGGTTCAATTAGACATTGGTTGAAGAAATATGATTTGAAAACACATAAAAAAAGATGGGGCAGAGAACCGGGAGGAGAAAAAAATATAGAATGTGTTTCTTGTAAAAGGCAAACAAATAATGGTGATTATTATTGTCAATATTGTCATCAAAAACTTAATAGATTGAGATATAGAATAGCTCTTATAAAATATAAAGGAAGTAAATGTGAAAATTGTGGATATGAAGGCAATGAAGGCAATATATCAGTTATGGAATTTCATCATACAGATCCAAATCAAAAAGAATTTGGAATAGGTGATGGGATAAAAAGTTGGGAATCAATGAAAAAAGAAGTTGATAAATGTATATTGTTATGTTCTAATTGTCATAGAATAAAACATTCAGAAAAATATTGGAATAATATGTATGAACAAGCAAAAATTTATTATGGTGGTAATCAAGAATTAAGAAATTTATTGGCCGGGTAATTCAATGGATAGAATAGACGACTTATAATCGTCCTACGGAAGTTCAAATCTTCCTCCGGCTACCATAAAATATTGGCTTGTAGGGGAATTGGTAAACCCGCTTGGCTTTGACCCAAGAATATGGAGGATCGTAACCTCCCAGGCCAGCCAAAACATAACAGGATGTAGCTCAGCTAAGGAGAGCATACGGTTTGGGCCCGTAAGGCCGCTGGTGCAATTCCAGCCATCCTGACCATACATAGTAATGATGGCGACAGAAAACGGTTACTTCGCTTGAAACGAAATGGTATTGGTTCGATTCCAATATTCCTGTGGAAATGCAGGAAGCTCATGGTGAGCAATTAAAATTTCTGTTTTCGACTTTTCCTCATTACTTTGAGGCTCTGTAACGGATGAATTTCCTAAATTCTGCAATAAACCGTAATGGATGCATGTGGGTTCAAGTCCCATCAGGGCCTCCAGAACATGGGAGCGTAGCCAAGTGGTATGGCACGACACTTTTAATGTCGGTATCGGAGGGTTCAATTCCCCCCGCTCTCACCAAAACAATTTGCCGGTGTGGTGTAATTGGAAGCCACGATAGTCTTAGACACTATTGCCTAAAGGCGTGTAGGTTCAACTCCTACCATCGGCACCAAAACATAGTGGGGCGGTGGCGTAATTGGTAGCCGCATGAGGCTTAAGCCCTCATGGATTTTATATTCGTATAGGTTCAAATCCTATCCGCCCTACCAAAATATTTTTCTTGACAATATAAATAAAATATGATATATTATAAAAAATGGTTAAAAGATAATACAATATTACTTTGAGATTACGCTCTACGGAGAGGAACCACCTGACACCACTGCTCTAATATAGGAGATTGAAAAATCGTTTTGACTATAGAGGGTGCGAGTCCAAATAGAGCCGGAATAGGTGAGCAGTATAATGATGGCTGGGTAGGACGCCACAAGAGGAATGTAATCATAAAACAAAATCAGGGGTACTAAAGTAATAAATAAATAAGAAAGGAAAATATGTTATGTTTAAACCGGATCAAGAATATTATTATTATTTAAGAGATAGAAAATACCGTCCTATAGTAACTGTATGTATCATGAGAAAAAATGATGAGTATTCAAGAGGTATTTCTGTTTGTTCAGATCTTGATATACCTATAAAAAAAGAAGGAAGACGGTTAGCAAGAAAAAGGGCAATTAAAGCTCTTTTTAGTAAAAAAAATGATATGTATATTAAACGATATGAAGCAGATGCTTTAATGGATTATATGTTAGATGTATCATTTGATTGGGATATTCCAACAAAAATTTATGATGAATTTTATTGTAAATCTACATATATGCCATCTTTATCAGTTTTTGAAAAAATATTGATGGGTCTTATTGAAAGAAATATGAATTAATAAAAATATGGAGAGGTGCCTAGTATAGAGTGGGAAACTGCCTTGAAAGCAGCCGGGGATAAAACCTTTGCAGGAGCGTAACCTGTCCTCTCCGCCATAAAATAAGGGGCTATAGCGTAATGGATACGCACCTGTCTTCTAAACAGGTAATATGGTGGGTTCGAATCCCCCTAGCCCCTCCAATATTAAAAAGGAAAAAAAATATGTATTTTTTTACTTCAGATGAACATTATGGGCATGCAAAAGGGGATTCAAGTATAATCAAATTCTGTAATAGACCATTTGATAATATATATGAAATGGATCAGGAAATTATTAGAAGGCATAATGAGGTTGTATCTAATAGTGATATAGTAATTCATGCCGGTGATTTTGCGTTCCGTAATAAACTACCGGTTGATAAGTATATAAAGCAACTGAATGGTGAGCATATATTTCTGAAAGGTAGTCATGACAAGTGGATGAAAGGCGATTCCTTTTCTGGATGGGCTAAACAAATTGAAGATCAATATGTTGTTGTATGTCATTATGCAATGCTAACTTGGCCAAGATCTCATTATGGTTCATGGCAATTGTATGGTCACTCACATGGAAATCTCAATCTAAATATAATGGGAAAGCAGTATGATATTGGAGTGGATAATAATAATTTCTACCCTGTATCATTTAACCAGATAAAGGAAATAATGAAAAATAAGCCAGATAATTTTAACTTGGTGAAAAAATGACAATACCAAAAATTGTAAAATGTGAAGCTGCAATATCAGGCGAATGTGAAGACTTTGAATGTTCTCATTATGATTATCATATGTATGATTATGTTCCATGTAGAATATTATCATGTAAAAATAATGAGGTAATATGTATTGAAAGAAATCCTTCTTTCAGGAATGAAATATTAAATATATTAAATATGGAGAAATGATAATGAAATATATGAGAAATGCAAATGAAATTATGGATAAAATAGATGAACTTATCCAAGATGTCAAAAATAAGAATTATAGTTTAAGTAAAAAAAAGGATATAATAGCCCAAATTAATGTATTACAATGGGTATTAGATGATAGTAAAGACCTTAAAACTTAATAATTTTAAAAAATTCTAAATTTTAAAAAGTGTTCTTTACATTGTAATTAAACCTGAAAAGAAAGAAACAACTAAAATTGAAATTAAATAAAAATAATTTTCATTATTAAAAATAATCCTATATTTTTATATGTATAGGATTATTTTTTTCTTGACAATCAAATTTTATTATGTTAAGATATACTACAAAATGAGATTGAAATTAAAAAATTATAGGGGTGTATATGAAAATAAAAATAGGCAAACCAGAAACAATTAGTATAGAACAACGAGTAGAATTTGAAGTTATGATTGGTGACGAAACATTTAGTGGATGGATAACATATATTAAAAATAATGAAGAAGATGATGATTTAGTTCCGACAGATTTTGGATGGGAAGATTTACCGGATGTGAAACCAGAAACATTGTTAGAATTAGAAGAATTAATAACCAATGAAATAATTGAAGAAATAGAGTTAAACGGATGAAAGCAACAATAGAATTTAGATTACCAGAGGAACAAAATGAATTTCAATTAGCAATCAATGCTTCTAATTGGTATTGTATTGTATGGGATTTTGATCAAATTTTAAGAAATTTGATCAAATATAATTCACCAAAATATTCAGAAGAAATTTTAACTGCTTTAGAAGATATGAGAAATGAATTACATAAACTTATAGATTATCATGGAGTAAAAATGGAGTGAAAATATAATGAAATCAACAATAATTGAATGTGTGAATCCAGATAAAGGTAAATCATTTTTTGTAATTTGGGATTATGATACTCAAACTGTTGTAAAAGATAATGTAGGAAATGATTTACAATTTTTAACTTATCAACAAGCGGAAACATATAAAAAAGGTATGATATGGAAAGAAAAATAATAGAACAGAAAATAAAAATCGGTAATTCTCATGAATATAGTAAAACTTCATATTATAATGTACCATTTACATTTTTAATTGAAAATGATGAATATGATGGTGAAGTTAATATCGCCATACATTCAAATGATGGTTTTGCGGATATTCAAGAATTTTTAAACTTTGAATGGGATAAAGAACCAAATTTAAATGTTGATGATTTATCGGTTCTTCAAGATGTAATTATTGAATATGTAATGAGAAAGTGGTAATAATATGGATTTTATTAATTGGTGGCTCAATGAGCATTATATATGGTCAACAATACTAACACCGGGTATATCTTTTATTTGGTGTATTTTCACTGATAATATGTTAAGAATGACAATATCATTATTTTTAACTTTATTATATTTAGGAATAGGAACAAGACGATGAAAGCTAATAATGATCCTATAGTATGGAATAAATGTATGTTCTGCGGTAAAGAAATTTATAGCAAAACATATATGCCTTTTCAAGTAGATGTACATGACGTATCAAACGATGAAGGTAAAATAATATTATTTGGTTATTCACATAAACTTTGTAAAAATTATTTCTTATTAAAAATAAATGAATTATGTAAAGATCTTGCACAATATCCAAAATTAGAAAGAAAGGAGAATAAAAATGACATTCAATGAAGCATGTGATGTTATGAAAAAAATTGCAAAAAATGATGCATGGTCATTTCAATATGAAAAAGCATCATTTATAAATGGATGTAAAATTCAAGGTTATATTAGAAGATATGGTCTTGCAGAATCTGCCCATACTTACGAAGATGCTATTAATAATGTACTACATATGGTAGAAAAAAATAATGAACTATCTGGTGATAATCCACCTGATGAAAACGGTAACTAAATATTCTTGTAATACCCTCAAAATTTTCACACTCTCCATGAATACCCTTAAACACTCGCTCCAGTATTGGACTAAGATACCATTGACAGACAATGTTTTTTATGATAAATAATAGTAAAGAAAACATTGGAGGTATTAAAAATGAAAGTAATTGGAAAAGTTATCATAAAATATGGTACAGTAAAGGCTTTATTACCTAATGGTACTGAAAGGATATTGGGTGTAAATGATCTTGTTTATGAGGGTGAAAAAATTATTACTGATGTTGATGGAATGGCAACAATTAAATTTAGTGATGTGTCATTAGGCCAACTTCATCTTGGAAGATTTACTGAAACTGTTTTAAATGAAAATGATTTTATGTCTGCAAAAACAATGATATTAGAAGTAAAAGAAAATATTGATCAAATCGAAGATTCTCTTTTATCTGGAGAAGATATAGAATTAGAAGCAACTGCTGCAGGTGGTGCAGGTGGTGCAGGATCACATGATATAGTAAAATTTGCATTAACAGGTGAAGAAGTTACTCCTCATAGTGGTGCGGAAACTGTAGGATTTTTATTTGATACAGTTGATACATTACCGGGTATTGATGAAACCACCACGCCAGTTGAGCCGCCAGTTGAGCCGCCTGTTGAGCCGCCAGTTGAGCCGCCAGTTGAGCCGCCAGTTGAGCCGCCAGTTGAAGGAGGGCAGTGGTTTATTTCTCAAATTGGAAAAACAATTATTGAAGGAAATGATATAACATTTAATGTACAATATAAACCTCTCGGACATACTGGAGTGATTGATGATGGTGGGAAAGTTACTGTAACAATGGAAATCACTGGAACAGCAACAGAAAATGATTTCAATATCACAGCAATCGAACCATCAAATGAATTTACTGCTGATTGGATATTAGAAAATAATTTATTGACTGTAACATTAACAAACATTTCAGGAAAAGAGGTAAATTTACAAGGTAATCCGTTTGATGTTGTGATTCATGCTATAAGTGATTCAATACCTGATTCTGGTGAAACATTAACATTTGAAATTATAGATGTTTCTATTGGAACTATATGGGAAGAAAAAAACGATGCATCATATACAATAAACGATCCTAAAGTACATCATAACTCATATGATTTTTCTGATGAATTTACCACATATCAAGATTTAGATTCTTTATTACATTCTGATGACGTTGTATAAAAATAAAAAATAATAGCGTGATTTTATTTCACGCTATTATTATGCTTATTTTTTCCTTGACAAATAATATGAATTATGGTATATTAAAGAAAAATTAGGGAAAGATAATGGAAATAAAAATTGAAATTGGAAAAAGATATCTTGTTAAAAATCTTTCTAATAGAATAAGAGTTAATGCACTAACAAATGAAATAGAAGCAGTTATTATAGTAGAAATATCCCCGAACAAATTATATGCAAGAAGTATTCAACACGGTTGGTTTCCAATAGAATTCCTTGATATTCTTGATATTCTTGATTCAGGGTTCTTTTCTTTATAAGAAAGAAGAAAAACAATGAAATTAAATAGATATACATTAATATTAGGTGGATTAATAATGTTAATTTTGGGTTCTGTATCCAAATATGGTGGCAATCCACATTATATATCATGGGAGGCTGTTGGTTTGGGTCTTTGGTGGATTTCAGTTTCAATAGAAAAGGAGTAAAATAATATGACTTCAAGAGATTTAGCGAACATAATTTTCAATACCAATAATGAACCTTTTTTCTGTATTTTTAATAAAAGAACGACAGGTGAAGTAAGGGAAATGCGTGCTCAATTAGGTGTCAAGAAAGACCTTAAAGGAGTAGGTTTGCCATTTGTTCCTAAAGAACATAATTTAATTGTTGCATTTGATCTTGATAAAGATGGATATAGAATGATACCTATTGAGGGTCTATTAAAAGTTGAATATAAAGGTCAAATCTTTGAGATTGAAGGTGATATAGAATGACGAACTTTCTTATATACATAATTTATTTTCTTTGTTTAGTGTTACAAATACCGGCAGCAATGAAATCTCATTGGTTGGGGGGGTTTTTGGCTCTGGTCTTATTATAGGACTTATAATTTCACAAATTGCACATGATGTTTTTAACAAAAATATCTAAATAACTACGAGCATACTTGCTTCAAGGATAATAAATATTGAATCAAAAAAAGCTACAAAAATTAAGAAGAAAACGAATTAGACAAGATAAGAAAAAAGATAAGCAAATTAAAAAATTAGAAAGAAAATTACTAAAAACTACATCCAATATAAAGCTACAGGAACCGTTACATATTAAAAATAGAAAACAATTTGATATTGATGGATTATGTATAGGTTGTAGAAAAATAAGAGGAAAAGAAACCACCATGAGATGTGATGAATGTGATAAATTAGTTAATGATATTATTACATATCTTATAAATGGAAAAAATGGAAAACGACCTCAATACTCAGAAAGGATTTAAAATGTTAGATAAAAATAAAATAAAAGAGATTCTACATCAAATATCAATTAAGTTTCAGAAGGCAGGCTTTTGGGTTTTATTTCTCATTCTTATTGGTATGTCATTAGGGGCCAACATCGCCTCAAAAATTTATGATATTAGAGCACAAGATGCTGTAAAATTACAAGGTATAATTATTGATAATAAGGTGTATGATCTCAAGCTTAGGCCATAGGAGATTATATGAACTTAATGAAATCAATAACATTAACTGTAATTGGATTATTATTTGGAATTCAATTATTTTTTACGTGGAATATTTTTACACCAATAAGTATTCAAAATGATACAAAAATAATTGAAAGTTTAAATTATGTTGGTGTTCATGGTAAACATGCAACTGAAATTGCAAAAGGAATAAAAATAGCATCAGAACAACATAATCTTACACCAGAATTTATTATTGCACTCATATTTACAGAATCTACATTTAATAAATATGCTAAATCATCAAAAGATTATGAAGGTTATATGCAAATTCCATTTGCTTTATATGAACCTACTGAAAATATAATGATTGGTTCACGAATTATGAGGGAAAAACTTACAATTACTAAAGGAAATGTTCTAAAAGCTATATGTTTATATAAAGGATGGGGTCATAATCCACCAGAAGAAGGAATTAGACAAGCTGAAAAAGTTTTAAAATTATATGATAAATTAATGAATGTATAAGGAGAATAAGATGTTAAAACAATTACTTGATTTAATATTTAAACCTAAGATTATATTACCCTTGTGGATGCGTTGTGGTGCTATACAAAAATGTACACTAGAATATAAAAATTATGATCATATTATATTTCCTGATGATAAAAAAATATGATAAATATTAATGTTCCATTATCAAATCTGGGAGACACTATTATGAGTCTCCCAGCAGTAGTATATTATATTAATCATATAAATAAAAATTCAAAAATTTATACCAATTACAATTCATTTGGTTTATTACGAGTTATTGGTCTTGAAAATAATGAAATTAAATGTCATATTACAAAGAATGAAAATATAAGAATTGCATCATGGGGAAATAATACTGATAAAAAAGAAAACCATTATGTGGAAAATGCTTTTTTATGTATTACAAACGATTTAACAAAAATTGATAAAATACATTTTAACTATCCTAAATATATAAAGAAAAATAAAACATATGATTTTATTAATAAAAAACATATTATAATAGCATCATCATACCATGATATACGAAGAAAATTATCAGAAATTTCTTTAAATAAAATTATTTCTTATATTAAAGAAAAAAATTTCATTCCTGTGTTTATAGGCTCTAAAAAATATCTTTTAGATCATTCTATTAATAATTCTCTTTATAGAATTGATTATTCTTTAGGATTAAACTTAATAAACAAAACTGGTTTTGAAGATTTACTCAACATTTTTTCTAATGCAAAGATGCTTATAGCAGCTGATGGTGGTATCATACATCTTGCCGCTCTTACAAATATACCAATAATAGGAATTTATACCATTGCCGATCCAAAAAGATTATTACCAATTAGAAATTCAATACTAGGGTTTAATTGTCACCCACTCTCCCCAGATATAGGTTGTCTCTACTGTTATACTAAAACAGAAAAATGGATTAATACATGTGCTTTAAATTCAAATGATCCAATGTGTGTACGTTACATGCCTACAGATAAAATAATTCATGTAATTGACAATATTATTTCAGATTAAATTTTCTTGACAAAATCATTTTTCTATTGTACAATAAAAGAAAAGGAGCAAAAGTTATGCTTGTAATAAAAATTGAAATATGGCCGTTTGGACTTGAAGAAAAAAAGAGAAATATTGGAACATTAAAAATAGTGAATAATGGAACAGGAAACACTTTTGAGGGAAATTATAATGCATTTTTTAATGATAATAAAGATAATATTACAAAAATTCAAAAATTTCCTAGAACAGAAAAAAATGCATGGAATCTTCTTTATGAAGTTCTTAAAAAAAGATTAAAGAAGGGTAAAATTATATAGTAAAAATAATATAAATGTTTATTAACAATTTTCTTGACAAAATCATTTTTCTATTGTACAATAAAAGAAAAACAAGAGGTAATATATGGGATGGACATTTGAAAATAAAAGTAAATCAATCTCTATTGAAGATTTCTTCAAAGAAAGATTTAATGGTGAAAATGATTATACTAAAAGAGAAATTATTGCCTGTAGTGTAAAAAACTTCAGAACCGCTTATCTGGCTTATAAGATTACAGATAAATCTGATGGGGGTGTAATTGTAGTTGCCATTATTTGTTTGTTATCTTACAGACCTAAAGACATTTACAATTTTGGATATAAAGATATGGATGAAAATTGTGGTCCTGTTGAAAGTAAATGTCCCGAAAAAATATTAAAACTTCTAACACCTACTGATAATGAATATGCTAAGGTATGGAGAGAACGATGTTGGGAAAATGTTAGAATAAATAAGGAAAAAAGAAAAAAATAAGTCTTTGACAAAATAAAAATATTATGTTATATTAAAATTCAAGGAAAGATATTTAGAGGATTTGAATAATGACAGAAAATGAAGCAATTGAAAAAGCAAAAACTAAATTCTGGTTGAATATGACACATAGAGAAATTGCTGAATTTCAACTCTATGAAGATAAACTCTGCATGCCTTTTGAAATTTTTCATGAAGCAATAGAAAAAACTCTCGGTAGACCGGTTTTCACACATGAATTTGGTGTAAATGTTGAAGGATTAAAAAAGAACTAAACGGAGAAAAAGATCAAACATCTAGTTTATTAGAATTTTTATTAAATTATCAAAAACATCTTTCAAAGGAATAAAAATGGAAAAATGTATTCGTTGCAAAAGTGATAGGATTTTGGATTTGAGTGGAAAGACCTCTGATTGTTACGATCATACATTCAAAGGGAAATCGTATGATGGTTATGTTCCAGAAGATATTGGTATTGGTGGAAGTGATTATATTGCATTCAAATATTGTTTGGACTGTGGGCAAATTCAGGATAAATTTCCTGTAAATGATCCTGTTGATATTGATGAAGATGAAAGTGAATAATACTATGTATAAAATAATGCACAGTTTATCAATCCCTACAAGGAAATATATGCGGGGAGATACTGTTGAAGTCTTTGGAAAAATTGGAAAAATCGGCGGACACGTATTTGATAAGAAAGGATGGAATTGGGAATATTACGTTTATCCGTATGTATATCCTATTCCTGAATATGATATAATAAAAAAATTTGGTGGTGGCAAGGCTTTTAAATATTTACCATCAATTTTTATCCAACTTAAAAAATCTCAAATGAAAGAAGAAAGAGAGGAAAATATGAGATATTTGGTCATATATAATGAATTGCCAAGATATGCTTCGGAATTCCTTCACGAAGACTGTGGAGGTATATATGAGCGGGTTGAGTGTTCCAAAGAAGAAATGAAAGATTTTAATTGTAATCGACTGTATGAATGCTGTGCCAGGGCATTTGTATGTAATAAGTGTAAAAATAGGCTCGCAATGAGAGTCGAATCACCTGAAATGGAGTAAGAAAGGAATAATACTATGTATAAAATTATGTGTAGAGTGTCTGGCGGTGTTACTGGAACAAGAGAAGCCGTATTGAAAGATAAAAATGGTAACGAAATGATTTTTGATACGGAACGGAAAGCAAAAAATAAAGCAAAAAGAATGACAGAAACAATGAATAAAGATAGTAATATGGCAACCTTTAAATATTGGGTTATTGATATGTGGG